CCCGTATCTGGCTGTTATCCCTCAAAAAACGTCTTATCTCCCCAATTATCATGGGTACAGCATTAAGTTTGTGCTAAAAATTTTTTAATTGAATTTCGATATTTCCATTGACTATAACAATTTTGTCTATTATAGTCTTAAGTATCATATTTTTCTTTTTCTTGTCGATGTTATCCCAAACGTCGGCAAGTTTTTTAATGTTCTCGTAAACAAATTCTTTTTTCTGTGTATCGGCTGTGTTTTTACTTTCTGATAGAACATTAGCTTTCATTGTCTTAATCAATGATTCTGATTCTTTAATCATTTCCAAAACTGTATCGTTTCCATCAGCATATAAATTGTATAATCTTTTTAATTTTGTCTGCTCTTTATCAAGCTGCGATTGCATAATTTCAAGTTTTGTCGCCTTTTCCTTTGGTTTATATGATGACAAATTCAATGATATTTTAAGGATTTCTTCTTCTACCTGTTTTTCTATGTCATCCGCCCATTCAAGGGAATTATCGCAATTAACATTGTAGTTAGGTAAGTAGCTCATAGACTTGTTTCGGGACATACAGTATATCTTGTGCTTTCCATTTGTCCATTTTTGGTAACGCATAGCACATCCACAAACGCCGCAATAGCATAATCCGGTCAGCAAATTAGGTTCAGTTTGGCAGGTTACCCTAGATTTTGCCCTAGTTTTTCTTAACTCTTGTGCAAGATTAAATCTGCCTTTGTCAAAAATGGGTTCGTGTTTGCCTTGGTATATCTTTCCCTTATAGGGTATCATCCCTATATTAACGATACCGGTCAAGATATTCCTTGTGACAAGTTCAGACTTAAAACCGCAAATTTCCTTAATTTTCACATCTGAATATCCGGATATGAATAATTCGAGTGCTTTTCTTGCCTGTTCTGCACGTTCCGGGATAGGTATTAATATGCCCTGTTCCTTACTGTAGGAATAGCAATAAGGTAAATTACCGCCACCCATCCAATAGCCTTGTTTTATTCTTTCTAGCATACCACCACGCATACGCAACATCATAGTATTTTTATCAAGTTGTGCGAATACAGCCATCATCTGTGTGTAAGCCTGCTCCATAGGACTATCGTAATTCACACTATCGTGAACGCATTTGAACGTAACATTGCACTTTTGGAATACTTTCTCAATAAGGTATATTCCGTCAATCATATTCCTTGATAATCGGTCAAGTTTAAAAGCTACAACACAACTTACTCTTTTCCGGCTGCAATCATTTACAAGCCTTTGTAATCCCGGTCTATCCATATTTGCTCCGGTGTAGCCGTCATCAATATACCAATCTGTTATTACAAGCTCGTTTTTCCTGCAATAATTTTCAATATCTCGCTTTTGGCTATCAAGTCCGTTGCCCTCAACAGCCTGTTTTTCTGTTGATACTCTCATATAAGCGACACATTCCATTGTTAATCCTCCTTTAGTAAAAATGTGCCGCATTTATCACGTTATACGGCACATTTTAACACATATTTATTTATTGTCAATCACTTCGGCAATTATCTTTTGTAAGCTGTCCGGAATAGTTATATTTTCTATATTCACATCTACTCCGTTTTGAGTAACTTTAATCATTTAAAACCTCCAACTTACTAATCTTTTGCTTGATTTTACTGATTTTCCTATTTATTGTCCTGTTGCTTGCAGACATACGCACCGCAATATCGGTTATGCTTTTATCCTGCGACAGAAGTTTAAAGATTCTTAATTCCTCGTCAGTAAAATTGGCATTTTCTTTGATTTTTTCAAGTTCTGGCTTAGTCAGTTCTGATAACTTCATAAGCCATTCTCTCCTATTCTTTCTCTTTATTCTCTTTATTTCTTGCTTCGTACTTAACGCAAGGTTTGTCATTTTCCTTGCCATTGCAGATTAAAAAGTGTTTACACGTTATACATTCTCTCGTTTTCAAAAACTTTATGCTCCTTAGCTTTAATTTTTTTCTACCGGCAACGCATTTAGGGTCTTTTAACTTGTCAATGCACATATCGTAGTGGAATTGACACACCTTATATCCGGGCAAGGCTTTCTCATTGCAAAAGCAACATAAACCTTGTTTTTCTTTCATTTCTCGATTGAACTGTGTGTTATTCCTTGCCTGCCTAGTTACTCTGTCTTTTTCGCGGCAAATTCCACACGTTCTGTAGCCATTGTCGGCTTTTCTTTTGCGACATCGTGTGCAAATACCATTTTCGACACAATTTGCATAGGCTTTTTTACTCCAAACAGCGTGTTCTTCGTTATACTGTTCACGTTTTCTGTTCTTCATTACGTTTGCACATAACTTGGCTCTGCACTCCGGGCAGCAACTTTCACTTGAGCCTATTTCGACTTTGCGACATCTTGGACATATTTTATGGCTTTGGTACCATTCTCTTTCTTCTCTTGCATTTTTATTCCGTTTTTCTCGGCACGTTTCACAGTATACAGAAGTATAATCTTCTTCTAACTGCTTACCACAGGCTAAACATTGGCGGGCGGATAATCTTCGTTCTCTTAGCCTTACGTTGTTGAGATAGTTTTTATTCATTTCTTACCCTCTCCATAAAACCAATTTCCTCTCTCATTGCCCTTAATAATAAAAACCCTACCAAAAGGTCTAAGTGCGTCCTGATTATATTCTTCAACAACTTCTCTTTCACTAAATTCAACGTAATTATCTCTGTATTTTTTCGCTTCTGTTAAATGTAACAAAAGGTTTTTTCTGTATTCTTCGGCTTGCCTACGCATTTTTTCAAAGGCTATATCAGTTTCAGCTTTCTCTTTCAGGGCTTTGCATCTTTTTGCAATCCACTCCAATTTCGCCTCATATTTTGGAATAGTGTTAATTGACAGATTGCAATATCTATCAATAGATTCCTTTTCTAAGCCTTTTAATGCTTCCTCACGCCTGCCGATATAAACATACCCACTCGCTGCCCCTACATACACCCACTCCCCGGAATAATCCAAAATAGCTTCTTTAAGTTTCATACTTAGTTCTCCTCTAATTCAACAACTTCAAATTCCTTAATCAAACAATCCTCACACAATTCTTCTTCGCCGTATTTATACAACTTATCCACTTCGTCTTTACATTTGTCACAATACAGACGTTTAACTCTATAATGTGGACATAATTCATATTTGCACGGCAATCCACAATTCAGACAATCGCTTTCAGATTTTATCATTTCCGCTTCTCCATTCTAACGTTTTTATCATTCATCCTTATCTGATATTCAAGTCCACATTCATCCTTAAGAATGTCAATCTGTTCTTTCCAGTTCGTATATCCCTCTCCAATACACTCTGCCTTGAAATTGAACCTCTTAATAAACCTCTGTAGTCTCTCCCTGCCAAAACCAAATTCACCATGTAATGTCATGCTGGCAAGTATCAGCACTGTGTCTAACATCATATTTTTGGCATTATCTGTGAATTTCTGCAAATCATTATTTGACATTTTGAGGGGTATTTCGTATGCCCCTCGGTATTTCAACTCTTTTTCAAGTCCGTCAAGACCGTGTTCTTTTGCATATCTGAACGCATAAGACATTCCCTCTCTTCTTGCTATTTCTTCTTTTGAACTACTCATATTGGCTTTTCCTTTCTTGCTGCATTACTGTATTTCTTCCTCTGTTCTGCCTTTCATTATTTACCTCTCCATATTTTTTCATCAAGAATATACTCCCTGATAAATCTATCTGCGTACTGTGGGTGTATCATTGACCTTGCTGTTTTTCTGTCTATACCTAAGGAGTTTTTATTTGTCATATATTGTATTGATTGCATACTTTCTACTTGTTCCAATGGCTCAAAAACAAGATTATTTTTAGGCTTTAATCCAATAAACCAATACTGAGTAGGCTTCTTGTAATAATCCCCATTCTGTGTCCTGTCCCTGTCAATTACACTTGGCTTCAAGCACCAGAAGTTTGTAAGGTAATGTAATCCACTTGTATTCAATGGATTTTCAATTACAATTTGCAAATGACTTCGCTGACAAATTATCACTAATTTATTCAGCTTTTCATAAAACAAATCAAGTTCCTTATGCCGCTTCATTGCCACTTCACATTTTTGCTCAATAGTGTAATTCCTGTACTGATAAGCTGTGCAAGCCAGATGTCTCAATCCCTGGTCCGAAAAATAAGTGCAAGGAAAAAACGCAAATATCAAATCATCAGGGCTTATCTTATCAAACAAACTCGGCTCACCTTGATACCCCCCCTCAATCTCTTTAAAAAGGTCAGTAACATAATCTGTTTCGCCAAATTCATTCTGAATATCATAGTCGTAGGCTTCAATTCCATACTTTTTGAAAGCATTCTTGAATGTGCCCGACTGTTCAAATAAACAATGTACTATCATATTGTACCTCCTATAAAATCAAATAAGTTCATCTGTAATGTCTCGGCTTTTACTCGGTTTTCAGCAATTTTATAATTTTTATCATCATTTTCAAATGCGATAAATTTTAATCCACAATTATGTGCCGCTATTGCAAAAGTTCCACTTCCTGCGAATGGATCCAAAAGTAGTTCACCATTTCTTGCAGATTGAGTAATCATATCCTCTGCAATATCAAGCCGCTTTTGATTCGGGTGTTCTGTCCTCTCATTGCCTTGACAAATTGGTTTTACCCAAAAAGATTGCTTCTGTCCTTTCTCAATATTCCAATAATGTTTAGCACCTGGCAACTTTGTAGCAAAAATGCAAAATTCAGTGCTAGACATATATCCAACCTTAAATATTTGAGGACAAGGATTGGTTTTACACCAAACCAATGTACTTCTAACATGGAATCCTATGTCTTTAAGTATATATTCAATGAAAGATACCTCGTTTTTAGGAACCCACATATATAGACTAGCACTGTCTTTCATAACTCTATACACTTCGACAAAGACGCTCTGAATAAAGCTGAAATACGCCTCATTATCTGCAAAGAAATCCCATTTGCCATAATTGAAGTTGAGTTCTTTTTTGCTTCCGTTCCTTTTTAATGCCTTACTATCTATCGCACTTCTATCAATAGACTTTTTTTGAGAAATATTATAAGGAATATCTGTCATTACAATATCTATCATTCCATCATCTATTAATTTAAGCCCATCCCTGCAATCCATTTTATACAATCCATTTTCTAGCATTTTAAATCTACCAAAAGGAAACCTCGGTTTTATGTCGCGACAACCTATTCCTTTCTTTGATTTTTAGTTAATTATCTTCTTTTCTCTTAAAACCCTCACAAGGCACTGTTTTACTGCAAGCATAAGTATCTGTTCCAAATGGATTTCTTACTGTCAAATAGCCAAACTCACAAATGCTGCAAAAGTCACTTCCCTCATTGCTTTTACAATCACTAGGTTTATTCTCTTTTATTTCATCAAGTTTTCTATTCGTGCAGTCATTATCTTTAGTAAGAGTATCTATCTTGTTCACAAGACGATAATATTCTTTATTACTTAAAATCTTCATTCTGAATCACCTCACTTTTAGGCTAAATAATATCCCTTACTTTTAGCTTCTGCATAATCATCTTCTGAAAGTAAAACTTCTTTCTGAAACTCTTTGTTACCATAGCAATCAACATCACATACAACCTTGAAAAGCAACATTCCGCTCTTTTTAATCGGTTCTTCGTGAGTTATATTTGTTACATAGTGTTCAAGTAAATTCATTCTCCAATCCCCTTTCTTTCAAAGCTCTCGCAAGACACATCAAGCAAGCAACCATATCTTTCAATTTCGGTCACTCCCCAATACGTCTTGTATCTGTAAGAGTTTTTGCATTTAAAGCAGAAATCCTTGCCATTGTTCAATTTGCAACTTGTCTTTTTATCTTCCAGCTTTTTCCCGAGGTTCTCGTTTATCTCTTTGAGTTCTTTGACCTTTTCCTGTGATTCCTTAAAATCTTCAATGAGTTTATTGTATTTCTTTTTGCTTATAATCTTCATTCCGCTTCTCTCCTTTTAACTGTTCGGCTATCTGTTTTACTTGCCGTATGGCATTTTCCCAAGTTGCACCTTCGGTTTGCAATCCGCTTGACATAGCCATTCCGAAAAAACGTTTAGTGATGTTGGCAGTCAAATCATCAATAGCCTCGTTATAACCAACTGAATATCCGTGTTCATACCCAGCTTTTCTGTTTTCTTCTAACATTTTTCTTGTTAGGTTAAAACCAGCCTTATGGCCTCTCTCATTCATCACTTTCACCCACTTTCAATAAATCCATAAACTTCTCATACTGTTTCTGCGATACCTTATTATGCTTCTTATCCTCTCTAATTTCGATTTTAAGATGTTTTTCTGCGATAGACGATAATTCCCTCGCTAACACCTTTTTGCCTTGCTGTATGCCGTCTCTGTAGCCTTTAGATGGCTTAAACTCATTTATCTTTTCCTTGCCCTCTCCTTGACCTCCAGCCGTCTTGTTGTATCTGCACTGATAACCTTTTTGCGTGTACTTCAAAATCCAATACTGCTCCCATTTATCAAGCTCATTTGCTGGATAATGAATAAAATTAAGTTTCCAACCATAGGGATTTTCCTCACTGTAAAATCCTCTTTTCTTGATTGATAAATCTATGTGCTGATAGCCTACAAGGTGTCCACACATCCTCTGTGATAGGTGTAATGCTTGCCCGATGTAAAAGTAAGGAATGCCATTCTCGTCAACTCTGGTTAAAAAGTAAATGCCACTCTTGTCATCAAGTTGTGGATTTATCTTTAGTAGCCTTTGCCTATTGCTTTTCTCTATCGCCTTGGCTCTCGCTATGTTCTGATAATTCAAGAATTACCACCTGCCTTTACAATCTCGATTGCGTCCTCTAAACATACAAAATGTCGATTAATGCCGTTTGCTTGAATATCAAGCATTATATCGGCTAAATTAAGATTATATTTTTTAATTTTGTTTAACTTTTCAACAACCTTATCTACATCATAAGCTGTTGGTTGAATATCAATTATTTTGCATATATCAGCAAGTGATGCATAAGCATTACCATCTTTATCTAATTTTATAAATCTTCCTGCACCATATATATTATCTGCGTCAATCAGCCTCATTCTTCATCGCTCCTTTGCTTTGCATTTATGTCCTAAACTCGGTTTATAAAACAATCCGCACTTTTCACACCGACAAACTGTTGTCTGTTGACCTATATGACTATTAAACCAAGCCTTTGTTGCCCTGTCATATTCTGGTCTCATTATTCGTCACTCCAATCTAATTTTTGACCGCAGCCATCGCAATAATCTAGTCGATAGTCGATAAAACTATCGCCCGTTTCTGTCTTTGCACTCTCACCACAGCAAGGGCACTTGTAGCTCCATTTTCCGTCCTTAACTACTTTCTTCGGTATCTGCTTTTCAAGTGCCTGTATTGCCACATCTAAAGCCTCTGCATTTCTTGTTTTGCTATTCTTATCCCATTCTTTGCGAAATAATTTCATAAACTCTATTGCTTCATTCTCTGTCATTTTTAATCTCTTTTCTTAGCTTTCTCATTATTTTCATAATTTCTTCGTAGCAATCTCCGTTCATGTTTTGGCTACAAACTTCATTGCTAAGAATAGCATTGTCTAAATCTTCAAAAGCCTGCTCATATCCTGCTACATATCCTGTTCCGCCGCCACTTTCTGTAATTCTTTTTAACTGTCTAAACTGCTTTTTCTTAACCCATTCATTCAGTTCGTCATCTGTAACGTGATACATTATTTTCAACATTTCCATGCAGATAAGTACGTCAGCCATTTCTTCTCCAAGATGTTCCTTGTCCGATTTACCTCTCAACTCTTTGCTGATTGCTTGAACCAATTCACAACATTCTTCCATACATACAACAGACTGTTTTCCAGTGCCGTAACACTCAATCGTTTTTCTTATTATGTCTTCATAAAATTCAATCAATACATTATTCCTCACTTTCCCAAAAATCAGGGCAATTTCTCTTACATTTATCACACGGCGTACAATGTGGCAGAACATCTTCGTGTTTACATCCGACACATCCGTCTGCATTAATTTTCTTAAGAATTTCCGTAGCTTCATCAAGAGCTGCTAAGAAGTTTGTAACTCTTCTTGAATTGCCGGTAATTACAATTCCGCCACTTAGTTCCAAATTTTTGAGTATTTCTTCTAATTCCATTCTTTATCACTCCTTTAACAATTTTTAATTATTAACTCTTTATCATTACTGAAATCATACTGTCGCTGTGGAAAATCACAAAACTTATTTGACTGCTTATTTTTGTCATATTTGCCCTCAAGGACTTTAGCCATATTATCTTCCTTAATCAGCCAATCAAAGCTAGCCGACCAATTCCTGTTATTGTTACCCTTAAGGAAATCTGACTGTTCTGCCTTTTCAAAAACTTTTTTAAAATCATCAAGAGAATATGTCTTTAGGCTGCTGCCTATTATTTCCGCCCTGTTTTTTGTAATGTTTTTCGCTCCCCCAAACGAACAACAAATTTCATTAAACAAATCAAGGATATTTTGACATATATCTTTTCTTTCATTCTTATCATTCTTTATATTCTTGTTTGTGTTCACTTGTTGTTCACTTGTTGTTCGCTTGTTGTTCACTTGTTGTTCATTTTGTTGTTCACTTTGCTGATAAAATTCCCAATTTGTTATGGAAATAAGCCGATTTTTGCTACTTGTTTGTTGTTCAATTTGTTGTTCGCTTTTTAAGGATTTTAAAATTCGTTCGACTTTACTTTCATCAATGTGAAGTGCTAAAGCGATTGATTTTCTCCCTGTGATAAGCTGTCCCGGTTTTAATATTATCTTCTCGCCTTTAAACAAGGCAAAGTGTTCGTTATGTGAAGCATTGAGTAATAAGTATATCCATACGGCTAAATGGTCTGTGTCTTTCATTGTGACAGGATTATCAAGCAATTTCCTGTGTAGCTTAATCCACCCTTCGGCGTTCAATAAAAACACCACCTCTCATTTTTAAAATGGCAATCCCTCGTCCTCAATGCCGTCCGGAATACTCATAAAGCCATCTCCTACACTATTTGGTTCGGGTCTAAATGGTGCCTGTCTGTTCTCATTGGCGCCATTCTTGCTTTCACAAAATTCGTGTCGCTCAATCATACATTCATTAGTGCAGACTTTCTGTCCGTCCTTGTTAGTGTAGCTGTCTGTCTGCCATCTACCCTCAACGATAATCTTAGTTCCCTGATGAAGATACTTCTCTGCAAACTCTCCATTCTTGCCAAATGCGATACAGTTGATAAAGTCTGCTGCCTGTTTGCCCTCTTTCTTGAAAGCTCTGTCAACAGCTAATGCATATCTTGCTACTGCCATACTTCCGCTTGCTGTCTGTGAATATCTAATCTCTGGGTCTCTAGCCAGTCTCCCGCATAAAATTACTCTGTTCATTATTTTTCCTCACTTTCTTCTGCTTCCACATTGTCTACAGCAAGTGCTAAAAATTCATCAAATTCGTCTATTGTAATATCCCAACTGTCGCACCAATCATATAAGGAAGAACGCTGACATTCTTTCTTTATTGCGTATGCTATTGTTTCTGCTGTTGATTTTCTCATCTTTATTCCTCACTTTCTACTAACTCAAATCTGTATTTCTGTTCTACATTAGGATATTTTTCCTTATCAACCTCGCTCATAAACATTTCAAGAGGTCTATTCCAGATATGTCCCTCATATTCATACACAACCGAAATTTCCTCGGTTTCTGTATGCCGTGAAATGCCGATAACGGCAACAATCTTGCCTAACTTGAAATGTTTGTATTTCTCGCCTTTTCGTGGTAAAGGTCTGTCAAATTCTGTACTGATGTTATCTACCTTAAAATGCCTTGTGAGTAACGCAAGGTCACAGTTTGGCTTATCTTCGCCATCAAGATTAAAATCTTCCGATTGTTCGATGTGTAACTGTTGCCAATTTTCGGCATATCCTACATAACTTATATCATCATATACATCTTCAAGTGAAATATTTTCACGATTAGAAACCAAATAGCCACTCAGCCTAAATATTCTTGCCATATTTATTCCTCACTTTCTAATAACTCTTCATTGTCAAAAATATTACCGATAACTACTGTTCTTTGAATATCTTCAACCGCCCAATAATACAAATCTTTTCTCCATAAGTCGTTTTTTAACCATTCAATTCGCCATTCTGATTTATCCCATATAACTTTCGCTGTTCCAACTTTGCATCTGATAATATCATTCTCCCAAATCAGCTTATCATTTTCATCTTTCAAACCTGTGCATTGGCAGATTGTGGATGGGTCTACTTCACTCCATCCGTCTGTCTCTCCACTAGAATAAAATATTGTGGTAGGCTCAAATATTAAATGTACGGGTTGTTCGTATACATCAAAGCCTAATACATAATAGCCTATTATCCACTGTTCTTTTTCCGGAAATTCTCTCCAATCAATTCTCTTTGCCTTGAATAAATATCTTTCTTCCATGTTTCCTCCTATGTTCCCGATATTAATGTCGGGAAGTAAAATTCAGTTACTTAAATAGTGCTTAATCGTTGTCTAGTTTCAGCGTCATAAGTCCCTGCTTCGCCATAATAACAAGTAATATTGATTACTTCTCGTTTATAATAGCTTTCATAATGTGGAGAATGAGATGAATAATATTTTCCACATTTAAAGCATTTATCACAATTATCTGAACTACACTCTTTATCCATATCTTTTCACCTCGCTAAATTTCAGTTTAGTTTTCTTCTTTTGGCTTTTCGCACTGCTCAAATTCGATAACCCATACCCACGGATTCGCATTCCATCCGTAGCGGTCAAGGTCGGAGTTCTTAATTGTGGAGTTCCATAACTTCTTGAATTTCATCAATGCGTGACCTAAACTAATGCATAATCTTGTGTCTATTCCTTCTTTTACCGCATCCATCTTATCCATGTCCTGCAACCGCTCCATCCTCACATCCGTAACCTTAAGCCAGATACGAGCGGCTTCTTTCGGCATGTGGATTGATGGGTGCCAACGGCAAGGCGATTTTCCTTTCTCCCAGACAAAATCCACACCGTTATATTCGCCTTTTGCTTGTCTGGCATCATTTCTGGATTGATTTACTAACCTTTCAAACAGCTCCCGGTCATGTATGTAAGTTAATTCTCCGCAAGTGCCGTCTTTATAGTCAAAGGCTATCATTTGATTTAATATATCCCATGCTCCAACACGCCATGTCTCTCGGACATACAGGACATCGCCCGGCTTGTACGGTGGGTATTGTGTATAGAACTCTTTTTCCCTCAAATACGTGCACCCAGGCACTGCCACAGCCTGAACCCATTCATCGTATTCGAGATATTTCTCTTCTATTTGCTTTCTTGGCAATCTCCGGGTGCAGCTCTTCCGGCCATCCAGAATCGCCCTGACCATTTCTGTATTGAATAAAATCGGCTTAATTGCCATCTTCTTTCTCTCCTATTCTGCTTCTGATTGAAGGCATTCAAGTATTGTTGGTGCTTTTGCTCGGCAATCTTTACAAGAAATTTTACCTTGCCCGCAGTCTTTATCTGCATATCCTACACAATCTACAAAGCAAGTGCTTTCCATTTTCTGCATAAACTCCGCTAACTCTTCATCCGACATATCCCTTATCTTGTCGGCATTGGTGTGTCTGCTATCACATCTGCAACAAGGCTCATTATCTTTTGAATTGCTGTTGTGCTTGCAGTTGCAAGTGTGTGCTTTTTCTTTTGTAGCTAAGTCAAGATAATATTTCAAATCTTTTATCAAACTGATAGTTCCGTAGAGTTGTTTTTCCTCAAGCATTTCAACAACTTCCGATATTCTTCTATCAAAGTCACGCTCGCTTACTCTTTTAAGAAATTTACCCATTTTCTCCGTCCCTCAATTCTTTCAGCTTTGCTTCTACTTCTTTCTTAACATTTACAGCGTTATCAGCAATAGCTTCTTTAATAATCAAAGTATTGTATCTTTCAAGACTGATTGTTATTGTTTTATCCTCGCATTCTATTATATTTCCTAAAATATCTCTGTATTTAGCCATATAATCTCCTTTCTAAAAAGGACACTCATTGATTTTTTAATCTTTCAAAACCGACATATCATACCCACTTTCAATAAATTCCAATGTTTTGGCATGATTGCACCTATTTCCGAGATATGTATAAATCTGCTCCATGTCTTCCTCGGTAAAGTCGGTTTCCAAAAACTGATTTACACCACTAAGTATAAATCTGTGAAATTTATCATTGCTTCGTTTAGTGCTATATGGTTCTGTCTTGTGTGCGGGTCTTGATAGCCATTCCAGCATTTTGCACTTTACATCTGTTTCATTTTCACAATCTTTTAATCCGAAATATGTATTGCTTTTAATATGTGCTATAAACTCTGCGTTGTGGTTTATAACGCTATTAGGAAAACAATTCATTAACTTTGTAACTATATCCCAACTAATCAAAACGGACATTCATCTCCTTTCCTTAAAATCCATTCTTTCCCTGCTACTGCAACATCCACATTCGCCCCATAAGCGACTTTTTTCATCTTCTCGATGAAACTATCTCTATCAGCGTTTTCTGCCGATAGATGGCACATTATGACGTTCTGCAAGCTATCTGAATAATTTGCCTTAACAAAATTGCAAGCCGTGTCAATGGATAAATGACCTCTGAATACATGTCTTGTCTTTGGGTCGTTATCCTTATCAACCAAATCCTTGTCATAATTCACACCTAAGAGAATGTGATTTATGCCTTTGAATTTCCATTTGACTAATTCACAATCGGTTATATAAAGCATTCTGCCCATTTCTTTGTGAGTAATCAGAAAGCCGTATATCGGACAAGGTTCGCCATTTGCGTTTGTGTGTGTCCAATTTCCGTCTATTGTTGTTAGGTCAAAAGGTTTTACTGTGAATTCGCCTATATTTATTGGTTTACAACTATCTCCTAAATATGGGGCAAGTATCGGTATTCCCATTGACTTAAAATCGTTTAATGACTTGCTATGGTCTAGGGTAGGTGGGTGTGACTTATAATCACACCCTTTATCCCCCTTATGTGCCAATTCAAGCCTTTTTTAATTTCCTTAATCGGTATTCCACAATCAAGGATAAGCGTTTCTCCGCTGTTGGAAGTTAGCAGATAGCAATTTCCTGTACTTCCTGTGGCGATACATTTAAGTTTCATTTAAGTGCTCCTTTAATACTCAATATTCATATTTCCGTGTTCATTAACCCAGTCAATAGCTTCTGCGTATGTCACGCCATTGTTTTTCAAGATATAAAGCAGATTATGAAATTTAGGGTGTGTTTCTTTCAGCCTTAAAAATCTGCTTTCTTTCTCTAAGTGACATCCGAATCCGCACAGTACACAACCTGTTCTTTGACATCCTGTGGTTTTCAGCAATGGTCTTTCACTGTCAAAAATTCCAAAATCATCAAGCGACATCTGATTTTCGCATTGCCCCATAGCTTCATAATCTGTGACTACTTCGCCATAAACTGAACATATTGGCAGATTGTTTTCTTTGATGTAAAGCAACACATCCTGTTCCGTCCAAAAGCTCATAGGGTTACTCATAGGGTTTTTGCTATTAAAAGCGTTGCACCCACTTTGCAACCAACTTTGAGTACGCAATTTACTTTCGCTTGCCATCTGCGCGGTTATCGGAACTCTTTTCGATTTTCTTGCATATAACCGCAATGGTTCTTTTTTCATCGTTTTACAACATTCATTTCCGCATAAGTCAAATGGTGCATCCAAGAAAAACTTATAGCGCGACTTGTCGTACATTTTTGAATACTCATTGGTTGCAATCCCTCTTTCTTTGTGTTCTAATTCCCCAAACAAAATTTTTGTTCTGCAATCAATTTTTTCTCCGCTGCTTTTTGCTATCCTATATGCCTTTTCCAACTCACTAGGGATAATCTCCGTCATTGCTTTCTTGTAATTCTCTTTGTCCAGTCTCCGTTCTACGCATAGTATATCTGCCATTTGAGCAGAGCCAATTATCATCGTCTGTCTGTCTGTCTGTCTGTCAAGATTGTGTTTTCACTTTCAATTTTGTCAACAATACTTTTTAAGTATTTTCTTGCATAATAAACACATTCTGATACTTCCTTGCTAATCATCGGAAATCCATACTTTTCGCAAACTTCCGCAAATGAAATCTTAGGTTTCAAAATCACAAGATTATCAAACGTCTGCGCAAACTGTTTCAACTCTGGATATTGTGTCGGAACATCTACAAACACAAAGGGAATATTTTTATATCCGCAAACTTCTCTGATTATGTGTCCTAAAACTGTGCTGTCTTTGCCACCGCTAAATGACAGATACACGCCATCTTCGCCAAATTCATTTACCCAGCTTCTTATTCTCTCTGCCGTCATTCTGACTTTGATATTCAGCGGTAATGCCTGCCATTGGTATAATTCCTGCATTGTGTGTTTTGCCATACTCACACCTCGATTTCATCATCCTGTGGAAACTGAAAAACAGCATTGTTGATAAAATCTACTTTTGACGGCTGATTTTTTGTTTGCACCATAATGCCACATTTCTTTAATCTTTCAAATTCTTTTGCTACATCTTCTGAAATAGCGACATTCTGCATTACGATAGGCATACCGATATACGTTTCTCTTAACATTTCCATAGCCTTAATTGCCTTTGCTTTGGTGGAATAAGTTGCTATAAGACTGTTCAGAAACACTTCCGGTGGCTCTGCGACATTTTTAACTGCAACAATTCCATAATTCCCACCACTACTATTTAATATTGAAAAAACAAAGTTTTCATAAGGAACATCTGTTTTTCCTGTCTGTGAAATTACTCTCATATCAGCTCTCCTCGCTCTGCATGAATGGCGGTAGCTCCTCTGACTGCTTGTCGGCTGTGTCGGTTGCCGTGGTGTCAACTACATCTGCCTTATCTTCTATAAACTCAACAGTATTAGCATTTTCAGCGATTTCCGCCTGTGAAGCCTGATATACCTCGTCCATTTCAACCTGCGCCTGTCGTGCCATTGGGTCATAATTCTTAGGGTATTTCCTTGTTGCATTGTTACACATTTTTCTCTGTATCATGCTCTCCGGAGTATCAAGCCAAGCACCGCTTATAAAAGGTCTTGCAAGCTCACATTCAAGCATTTCATCTACCGTCTTACACGCCCTTAAAGTATTAAGTATCTCGTCTTTCTTAGCCTTAATTTCTGCTTTCTGCTTTGGTGTGGCATGGTATCTATCCTCACAAATGCCAAAAGTCTCATTCATTATGTTTTGCTTGACATGAGCTAAAAGATTTACCTTAACGCTATCTCTATCAGCAGAAAGATATGTTACTGTTCCGTCTAACAGCTTAACAGGATATACAACTCTTACCGCTTTATCAGATAATCCGTTTTCTTCCCACTCCGGCTCTGTAACTGTAAGTCCTTTGTGCTTAGGTGGTATGTATTTATCTCCCTCTTTGACTATCCAGTATGGATAAACCTGCTTAACGTCCTTGCCAAAGTTAGTTAAAAGCGAATCATATCCGCCACCTTCAATTCCCATTTCAACCTGCTGCTGCCATATATCCTTGCCTGTCTGTGGGTCGGTGCCTATCTTCACATTCCGCAACTGGAAGTAACATTCTCTCGGATATGCACTTGCGTTAAGTTTAAGGCTTGCGCAGCGCTTAACAATGCCTCTCAAATTGCTTGTATCAAGGCTACCCATATTAACCTTAGGATTGCTCTTAACAAGGTTAAAAATGCTTGTCATAGCTTCCATAGCACACTCTTTTGCGTAATCGTCCATATCCATTCCGCAAGACTTGTAGTCATCAATGATAAGACCTGTGATTGCATTGCTCCACTCACTTAAGGAAGTGGTAAACGCTTTCTTTTCCGCAACTGCTGTATTCTCTGCCATAATTAGTTCTCCTTGTCTTCCATAAATTTTTCCAAAAATTCCTCAAATTTTCTTTTTGTTTCTTTTTTGTTCTCTTCATCAGTAAGGGCTACCCTTTTAATGCAACTGCCATAGGTTTCTTCTCCTAAAAGTTTCCTGCAAGTCCTTAAAATCTCAACAAACTCTTCCTCTACTAATGGTTTTAAACCCGAAATTGTCAAACTGCCTTTTTCTATTTTAATCATAATTATTCCTCACTTTCTAACAACGATTTTTCTTTTTCAAATTCTTTTCTGTCACAAATAATAAATCCGCCTACATAAAAATCGGGGTTTATTAAAAAATTTGTGATAACTTCGTTTGGCATTGCGATTGTCACACTTCCCCAACCATTTTTACCGCTACAAGCCGATTTTATATTTGATAATGGTGAAAGCATTAACTCTTTGTTATTTTTCTGCACCATACGTTCAAAGATTCCAAGGACTCCAATTTTATCCATTCTACACATCCCCCATAATCTCTAATTTCTCGCTGTCATTAACAATCAGCATAATCAACTGGCTATCTACCATTTCAGAAACTTTCTTCTGATTGTCCGTACTAAGGCTTTCAGAATCATCTAAGATAATAGGTACTGATATACCACTAATCTTCTGAATTGAGTTGCAAATATCAACTCTGCCTAAAATCCTGTTACCCTTGTTAGACATAGTTGTTAAAATGCTCTTTCCGTCAACAGTAGGTATGCAACAACTCTTGTAATTGCCGTTCTTAGCATATTCAAACAACTGCCACTTAACTAACCCAAAATGGCTGTTTACTGCTTCTGTCAGGGCTTCGTTCTTTGCCTTATCCAGTTCATCAAGTAAATCAAGGATTTTCTCCGCATTAGCCTTATTCTGTTCAGAATCAATCCTTGTCTGCTTTAATTCTTCAAGTCGCTGTTCGTCTGCTGCCGTATCAGACTTTGCAATCTGGCTTTCACATTCTGCTAACTGCTGTCTTAAAGCTGTTTCCTGTGCCTTTAATTCTGCCTTAATCGCCGAAATATCGTTAGCCTTGTGCATAGCCTGTTCCTTTTCAGTAATCTGCTGTTCAAGTACCTTGTATTCTTCTGTAGCTGTCACATCAATTTCCTGTGGAAGTTCTGATAACTGCTTTTCAAGGTCTGTTAAATCCACTAAATGTTTTTCTAACTTCTGCTTTCTGTCAGCCAATTCCTGTTCAGCTTCAACTAACAATTCTTTGGCTTCATCAAGCATTTTCTTAGCTGTGTTACCCTTATTGGTAATCCTGTTAAGTTCAGCTTCTTTATGTGCCTTAAAATCTGTCCTTAATTCCTCTTTTTTATCTTCTGGATATTCCTGTTTGCAATAAGGACAAATAAGGCTATTCTCGTCAAATTCACGCTCTTTTTCGGCTTTCCATTCGGTTCTGCTACCATCAAGTGTTTTCTGGTATTCAGCTATCTTGTCTTTATCAAACTGAACCACATTCTCTGCATTGCTGATTGACTTCTTACTATCCTCAATTACATAATTAAGGTTATTAATCTGTGATTCAAGACCTCTCCTAGCCTTAACATTATCCTCATTGGCTTTGCGTGACATATCGCTAAGTTCAAACTTAAGATTAAGAATATCCGAACTAGCCTTGTCATATTCAGCCATCAGCTTGTCATTGTCAGTCTGCTTTTCCACGCAATCAGCAATCTGTTCTTTAAGGCTGTTCTTCTGCAATTCAAGGTCAGATACTTCAATAGCCTGTTTAAGCTGTATATCTCTTTCCTTTTCCTTAATCTGTCCGTCAAGAATAGGCAAATCCTTTGTAATCTTGGTCTTGGTAGCCTTATTCATAGCTGATAATTCTTCAACCGTATACTTATTAAGCAAAGGAACTAACTCGGCTAATTCGGCTTTCTGTGAAGCTATATCAAGGTCTGTAACATCTCCTACTAAACCAAATAAGTATTCTCTCATTTCTGCCGGCTTCTGATTAAGAAAAGCATTTACATTGCTGCACATCTTAAATACATTCATATCAACATCAAGATATGTGTTGAAATCCTTAAGATTCTTTCTCACATCATTAATGTAATATGAGTTATCATCCTTATAGCCTGTCTTATCCTTGTTATATGTACGGACCTGTACTTTCTTCATAGTGATTTCTTTTCCGTCAACTTCAAGTGTAAGTTCAACACTTGTGTCCATATCATCAACTGATTTTCCGTCAACCTCTCGTCTGACAACCGGATTATCCTTTAATTCATAATCACAGTTGAATAAGCACCATAGATAAGCTGTGGCAATAGTTGACTTACCCTTGCCATTCTTAGCCATAATCTTTGTAATGGCATAAAAATCAAATTCTGCGTGTGCATAGCACATAAAATTTTCCAATACCACTTTTTTTAACTCCATAAACTATCCTTTCTACCATTCAAGGTTCATAACTGATACTTCAAAGGCTGTTTTCTTTTCGCCGTTCTTCATATAATCCCTTGACTGAAATCTGCCTGCAATTCCGATTCCTGTACCTACGGCAATATCATCATTAATTACTTCCGCACTGTGTTCCCAAGCTATACAAGGGATATAGTCGGATTTCCAATTATATTTCCTGTCAACAGCAAGTGAAAAATCGGTAATTTTCTTTTTTGAAAAAAAGGTTTCCCTGATTTCTTTCTTAATGCAGACAGTCCCTTCAAGAGCAACTACGTTTTCATCAATTCCTGAATAAATCATGCTTTCCGTTGCGTAAAAGTACACTAACAGGTGTCCGTCAGAATTTCTGCTTCTGATTTCTCCGTTAAGGGTTATCCTGTCATCGGTACTGTCGATAAGATTATCCTTTTTGATTATCACAGGAACCATATCGTAAATCCCACTCTCTCTCTTGACTGATATGTCAAAAGTGTAAAATTCCTCTCCATTTTTAGCTGTCCAAAGCAAATAAGGGGGAGTTGTCATTGTTCCGGACATTCTTGCGTTATTCATTCTTCTCTCCTTTCTGCCCTGGTTATTTTGCCATCTTCAATTACAAAACTAATAGGCAGTCCCTGTGAGATTTTTTCCAAATCTTCAATCGGCATTTCGTTAAAATCTGTTATTATCATTCACTCATTCTCCTTATTTTTTCCAATTCTTCTAAAATAATGCTTGCATAGTCGCTTTCTGCTTCATACTTTGCATTAGGTGTTCCTGTTCTGTAGTAGTTCAAAGCAATCCGGGTGTCCCCATTAGCTTCTTCCATACAAAGGCTCATAATGTAACAAGCCATCTCGGAATTATCTTTAAGGGAATACTTGTAGTTATACAAGCCATTCTCATTAGCTGTTTTATTCCAAGTTTTAGCATTAATCTGAAACATTCCATAATCCCCGGATATAGGGTTGTATGCTGCCATCTGATAACAGCTTTCCTGTTTTGCTACAGCTAACATTAAGTCATAGTCAATGCTGTATTTTTCACAGGAACTTCTTATTATTTCCCTGTCGCTCTTGCTTAACGGAATAAAACTGTATCTGTCCTTTTTAATCCCTAAGTCATATTCCGGTGTAAAATATTCCGTTGTTTTTTCAGTTTCAAAAGTTTCCATTTCAATCTCGCAAGCAGCTGTTTCATTTTCGGTAGAAATTGTCGCCTTGGTTGCTTTTATCTTCCCTATCACAATGGGAATAATCACAAGCACAGCTGCGGAAACATTAATTATTGCTTTTCTTTTATTCATCTTTTCTTTGCCCTTGCATATCTATCAACCGTTTTCTGTTTTTTGCCGTCTTTACTTATAAGTGTTACATAGCTTCCACCGTCATCTTTAAGCAACATCCATTGACTAGGAATAAGTCCATAGGCAGATACGGCAATTTTCAAATCTCTTGTCAAGGCTTTAGGCTGTTTCATTCTTGGCTCCTTTCAAGAACTTATTAACAAAGTAGACCTGTGCTTTGCCGGTTACCTTTGGGGTTCTAGTAGTCACATTACATCCGCTGCCGTTTATATGAGTGCTTTCCTTAATTTCAAATAAACCCATTTCCATAGACTTCTGCGTTGGCATATTCCATTCTGCGCCCTTGCGCTTGATAAGATAACCATTAGCTCTCAACCAATCAAATAATCGTTTCTGCCCTATCTGATAGCCATTCTGACAAATTAACTTTGCCAAATCCCCAACAAGAATTGATGTGTGGCTTGTTGCTACGGCATCCGCAAAAATCTCTTTAGGCTTCATCTGTTCAATTCTTGCCTGTTTCTGCTCGATTATTTTATCTCTTTCAGCTATCTTGTTATTGGCTACAAGGAGTGCCTTTGCCATAAGTTCTTCATCAGATAAGGTTTCCTGCCCTGCTATGTAGCCGCCATTCTTACGGATTGACGGAATGACTTCTGATGTAACCCACTTGCGAAACTTCTTTGCTTTTGGTAAATTGCTTTTAATAATCAAAGTGTAAAGACCACTTTCGTTAATGCAATTTGTTTCTCCCGCACGCCCTAAAGAAAGTTTAGTGCGTTCATCTTCTTCTAACATCTGCATTGCTACTGTTGTATTCGTGTGCTTTAATGCTTCACACACATCTTTGGCCACAAACCAAACTTCATCGTTAACTGTAACTGTCCGGATTTCTCCAAACTCTTCCGAATTAAAAATCTGTAATTCGTTCATTTCATTCTCCTTTCCTTAATCTCTGCGAAACTATCACACTATGATAGTTTTATCGCAAAAAAATTTCAGTTTTTTCACTATCTGTCATTTCAAGATAGTTTCCAAGGTCTTCCAACTCAACAATAGTAAAAGGGATTCTGCCATTCATCTTTGAATTAAAGGTTGTAATGCTTTTCCCGATAGCTGTTGAGCACTGGTTATAGTTTCTACCACGTTCCCTAATGACACCTTTAAGTTTTGGTAAGTTCATTTATGTTTCCTCCTTTCTTGCTTGCTATGATAGTATACTATCACACCACGATAGTATTGTCAATAATGTTATGATAGTTTTTTTATAAAATTGTTTACTTTTTTATCATAGTATGATAGTATTATAATACAATAACAAAAGAAAGGAGTGATAGCAATGAGTACACAGTTTTGCACAAGAGTTGGTAACAATATAAAGAAATACAGAAAAGAAAAAGATATTACTCTTAAAGAACTAGCCGACAAAATCGGGCTGACAGAAGCCACTGTACAAAAGTACGAAGCTGGAAATATCAAGAAAATTGATGTTGAGATGTTAAAAAAGATAGCCGATGCTTTAGGAGTGCTGCCGGAAAGCCTTACCGAGTGGGGCAAAGAAGAATACCTCACTTATAAGCAAGGACATCAGGGCGAAGAAGAAGCAAAAGTAATAAAAAAATACAACCAACTTACGCGTGGGCATAAAAAGGTTGTACTTAATTTGTTAAACAGCTTAATTGAATGTCAAGAAAAGTATAACTCCGACAAGTAATCCTTAATTCTTTGGCACTCACAAACCGGAAGAACTTCTATTATTGATATAATATCATGTAGGAGTTCTTCTTTTTTATCCATTTTTTCTTTTTCCATTTCAACCCTCCCAAAATACAACTAAATAGCGATAACCTAATATTAGAACAAACGTTCTATATTGTCAATAGTAAAATACTGTCATACAATTTACTTTATAAATATATCATAACTGTTTTTGCTGCGATGATAAACAAATCGCAAGTTTCGACAGTTTACTTTATAAAAGACTAAGGAGAGGTTTATATGGATGATATGATATGTGAAAGATGTGGAAATAAAATGCACACATACGAAAGAGAAATTAAGGATTATACCGGAGCTGTAATCAGAAAAGAAACGTATATGCAATGTCCGTATTGCATTATACATTATTCAAAGGAAAAGTATAATCAGAGAGAATATAAGATAGCAAGTTACTTTGGAATGTTTCTTTGTGCTTTAATAATTATAGGCACGCTCGTTCCATTTGCTAAAACATTGGGAGTAAGCTATAACCTTTTTAAAATATCCATTCCGGAGGGATGTTGTTGCCTTATAGCCGGATTGGCTGCATTTATGTTCTTATATAAAGAAGCTCCTATCGGTGCAGTTTTTAGTTTTATCTGTGCATTGGTTTTTTCTTCGGCAGGAATAGGGTATACCCCGGAAGCTGAAAAATTATTTAATGCTATTGGTGCAGCCCCACCAATCGAAAGAACAGCCGGGTTTTATATGATTATAGTTTCTTCTTTATTAGGGATTGCAACCTCTTTGTATTGTCACTTTAGGAAGAAGCAATCATAAATTAAAGGCAAGGGAATCCCCTTACCTTTTCTTTTTTAGGGGCAATACCAACGCCAATCAAATATTGCCCCACCAGAACTTGAAATTGTCCCCTTGGAGGACTTTTTTAATTTATCACGTTTATAAAACCGATTAAAGGCGGTTCAATTCGCAAGTTTCGACACAACATCTTTTATTTTGCAATTAATCAAGCTGTCTGCCCGACTTGTCATAGATGTGATAGCCTTTATCCTTGTTTCTGTCCCACTCGTCAAAAGCTAATGCGAATGAGTGGAATGAACCCTTGCTTGATTTTTCATCATGGAATGATGTCCTTATTCTGTAATAATCCTTACTTGTACTAGGATAAGAAGCATAACTGTATCTTGCAAGCTCTCTCTTAACTGTAATCTGCTTAGTATTCGTCAGCTTAACATTATCAACGTAGGCTTCTACGTTGTATGTTCCGTCAGCTAATGCCACCGGGCAAGTATCGCTAAAGCCTACTTTGTCTGTTGGATAGCCTGCTTCTAATACATCTATCCTTGACTGATTAGCTTTTATATCATAAAGATAATAGTTCACACCAGCTTTGGATATTTTGATTTTGACATCTCCACTTCCACCATACGTCCATCCGCTGACAAATAATCTGTCTTTGCCGTCCATTTTTGCAACATCTAAGAAACCTACAACGTTTTTACTTGCTTCTGCAATCGGCAAATCTGCGTCAAGGTAAGGTTCGGGATTAAGCCATTCAAAGTTCCTTGTATCGTGAATACCGATTGTCACGTTAAGGCTCTTATATTTCCTAACCTCAAAATGAACGTGTGCCCCATAACTGAATCCTGTGTTACCCATATACCCAATGACAGTTCCTTTAGTTACTTTCTGACCTTGTTTGACAGCTACACTTCCTAAGTGAGCATACAAGGTAACATAATTGTCCTTATGCTCTATCATAACATAATTTCCATAACCCATTCCCTCTGGGTCATGAACACAGTTTGTTCCGGTCATCTTATCCATAACTTTGACAACTGTTCCGTCAGTATGTGCGATAATGCTATCACACTGATTGGTTTTCTTTACAACGTCAACACCGATAGCCCATCCATTTCCCGAATGAACCTTGTCGTAGTGCTGTCGGTAAGACTGCGTAATCTGATTTTCTCCCGTCTTTAAAATTCTTGATCTTGACATAATTAAGTCTCCTTTCCTTTACCTTATGCAATGTCTACAGAACCAAATTCTTTAACGTAAGCGTCTACGTCTCTAATTCCGAGATATTCTTTGACTTCTTCAATTTCCATAGGCTGTATTCCCTCGCTCGAAGTTCTGAAATAAGCCCCGTTTTTGGTTTTATACAAGGCTTCCATATCGCCTATGTAAATGACTTCTGATGTTGTTGTATCGTATAATTTTTCGTTAATTATTGCTTTCATTCCTTCGCCTTTCCTTTTTTATTTATCTATAATATAGATATATTTCAAAAGTGGATGCCTGTCCGTTATACAGTTCTTTAGTCCAACTCATATTAAGTGATATGTCAAATCCATCATTATCCGTTCGCGATGTTGTCATTGTCCTTACTGTCGCATAATAACTAGCTGAAAGATAGTAGCCGCTTATCAAGTCTTTTTTAATATCGTCATAAGAAGCATAAAAAGGAAAAGTTGCTCCATGTGACGTTTTGACAATAACATAATATTCGTAAGCAATATTCCTCACCGATTGAGAAATATGTACTTTGTTGCCTTGTGGTGCACTCCCTATTAGTATCCATTTTTTATTTGCCTTACCAAGTAATGAACACTGGTTACTCGTTCCTAGTCCTGCAATAACATCGCCTTGAGCTGTGATTTTGCCAGAAGCCTCAATGTTTCCTGTTGCTTCATCTCCTATACCTGCCTTGACATATATACTTTTAACGTATAAATTTTGCCAAGTCTGTTGCTTGGAACCAAGACTAGGGAAGTCTGTCCTATAGCCAGACGGAGTAGGCGTATTGTCTTTTGCTGGAATTGGGATTAAATCGCTAATAATCTTGTCTGCTTTAAAGTAATTTGTGCTAATCCCCATCATATCTGTTTCAAAAGATGTTATTTTTGTTACAGTTCCGTCTTCGCTTCTATCATAATATCCACATCTGATAGTCGGACATTTGTAAGTAAAAGTTCCTACTCCTGCACCAATGTTAATTTGTCCGGCTCCGTTTGGGGTTATTTCACACCAAGCCTTGTAACTTCCTGTTATGCCTGCGGCACTACTATCCCATTGGTCTACCCAATCAAGTTCTCTTGAAAAGCCATTTTCCGTAATGTTGAAATCTGCAATTTTGCCGCTTGTCGATTCAAGATATGTACCATACAGTTTAGCACCTGTAATTGTGCCACTTGCGGTAATGTCTTGTGCAAACAAGTTAGTAACGTCAATCTGTTTAGCTTTTATAGAATTGGTTGTAATTTTCCCACCGTCAATCGTGGTGGTGTTCGGACTGTAGATATTCTCTTTAATCTCGTCAGCGGTTTTCTTTGCACCTACAACCACACTATTTGTACTGATAGCATTGATAAATGCTTCTTGTGAAGTAATCGTTGAGATTACCGCATTATCAGCGAATATGTTCGCAACATCAAGTTCATTTGCGGTTATGCTGTTTGCAACTATCTTATCCGCATTGATTGTACGGTCAGTAAGTACATATCCGTCTAAACTGTCAACCGTAGTGCTTGTCAGTTCGCCAAGGTTATTAAGTGCGTAAAGCAATCCATTTTCCGAACCTTTGAGAAGTATTCTATCCGCAACAAGTGTTCCTGCGGTTATCTTGTTTGCATTTACCTCTACGCTGTCAAGAAAGCCTGTTATATGTCCCTCAACTACGGTTGCACGGTCAATCAATCCAACATTTGCAAGCAATGTAGCCACGTTTGCGGTTTCAATGTTTGTGAGTTTGATATTGGCATACTTTATGTCCGCTTCATCTGCTGTCATATAGCCTAACTTTGCAACCTCTGTTGATAATTGGTTCGTATCTAACTTTCCTTTTATGACCGCACTATCAGCCGTTAAGTAGCCAAGTTTTGCTACTTCTGCCGATAATTTGCTAGTGTCTAACTTTCCCTTAATCACAGCACTATCAGCGGTCAAATAACCTAACTTTGCAACTTCTGCAGATAACTCACTTGCGTCTAATTTTCCTTTGATTACGGCACTATCTGCTGTCAGATAACCAAGTTTAGCAACATTTGCGGACAAGTTATCAGTAGTGATGTTGTTTGCATTTATTTCGTCGATTTCAGCCTGTATAGCTGTTATTTTGTCTGCTGTTACTGTGTTAGCTCTTACCCATTCGGCGTCAACCTTGGTTGCAACCACTCTGTTTGTCAATAACAAGTCAGTTGTCAATCTGTCCATTGCCGTTGTAAGTGGTCCCGAATAATTACTTGCTTCTCCGTCGGCATTTCCTACTGCTTTGACTTTTGTTTCGCTTGCGGTAAAATCTTGATTGAGTGTCATACAAGGTACTCTTATTGTGGTTCCGTCAAGTAATGTCACTTTAACAACGTCTGTCACATCAAGGCGAATGTCATCAAGCATACTAATTTCTGCCGGGCGGTACGTTAAGTCTTTCATAGGCCCGTAATAAACATTTTCTGCGTCTTTTAGGTCTGCAAGAGGGTTAGAGCAATAAATGATATTAGGTTCACTGCCTGCAAGCCATCTTGTGTCGCTGTTTGCAATAAACTCAACGCCTGTTACTTTGTAATCACTGCCGTCTTTTTTTAAACTCCAAAATGAACTAAGTGTTTTTTCAACCGGTTTTCCAAAATTGTACCACCCAAAATTAAGCACACCCTGTCTATCAAAGTAGGCAAACTCTCCAAGCATAGAAGCGATGTACCCTATCATTTCTCGGCAGGTATATCCTTTAATGTAATTTCTGACAGTTCCGCCGGTGTAACTGAAATTTACTGTAACGCCGCATTGTTTGGCAATGTCATCCACAACATTCTTAAAGCCGTTAGGGATAGCCACTTTCGGTTCATATAACTTATCAAGAAGTCTCATTCTGTCATAGGCTTTGAACGAAATTATTCCGTCATCTTCTGTCGGCTCCTGCATTATCTTATATATACCCATTGGTATCATTTCACTATCAATACCGCAGTATAATGCCATTTCTCTGTTTGCAAGAACTTTGTCATATTCAATACTTGCCTCTATGTAAGAAGAATTGGTCGAACCTATCTGTATTCTGCTTGTACTGTTACTACCACTATATAATTTAAGCGACTTAATGGTTTTGATAACCACTCCGTCGCTGTCAAGTAATCGTAATTCTTTGTTGATTGGTTCGCCGTTGATAATTGCGTTTGTTAATGCTTCACTTGTAGAATACATTCAACCACCTACTCTTCAATAAATTCGCTCATTGTCTCCATTAATTCTGCTTCTATCTCAATTTCTGAAATATCCGACAGCTTGATTTTTGAGAAATCTATGTCCTGTTCGGCGTTTTGCAAGGATATAAACTCCTTTGCAAATTCCTCTTTATTGGAAATAACATAATTGCCATTTTCAATCTTTGCATTTCCTGCTTCGTCTTTTTCAGCATACGTTTCCAAGAGGTTACGTCTTGCTTCATCAAAAAGCTCGATGGCATTTTTAAGTACCTTTGCATTTTTTATTACTGTAAAAGCCGTATTCGCCCTAAATTTGTATTTTTTGATTGCTTGAATGTCATTGTACATTTTTGCAATTTGTGAGTTTGTATAAGTCATATTCATTTGCCTACCTTTCTATAATGTCGAATGATAATTCACTGTATCTTACGTTTGACAATTCGTCATTGTAACTGTAAACCGGTGTACTGATAGAGCCGACGTAAAAATTCCTTTTAATAAAATCAGTTCCATTTGTCGGGATGAATTTTGCACTAAAAAAGTCGGACTGTTCTAACAATCCGACTATCTTGGCTACCTTTTCTTGTGATAAAGGTATCGTTTTTGCCTGTAGCTTCCATTTTCTTGCCACAACTCTTCCAACAAACGTTGCTTCACTGTCTATGCTTCGCCCTGCCTTGCTGTTCCATATTGATTCGTGACTTGGCTGCAAGGACTTAATATAAGGCGAAATATCCACATCATTAATTTCTAAAAACATCCTATTCCTCCTTTATACTGTCCAAGGCAAGTCGCCTGTTTGTCTGACATACTCATTGGCCTGTCTTCTGACAGTGTTGAAGATTCCGTTTTCATTCGGAACAATTACAGTTTCCTTGTTAAGTAATTCCCTTAAAAGGCGGTTCTGTTCCTGCATAAGTGCTACCTGTTCTGATGAACTGTATTCGGCAGTAACTTCATTACTGTAACTAGCAGAATAGTCCGCATTATATTCTCCAAGACTTTCAGGAACACTAGCAATCTTGTCGCTCCAACCTGTTACCATCTGATAGGTTTCTCTAGCTTGATTTTCAAAGCCAATGTCATATCCTTCAAGTGTCCATTTACCATATTGCTTGAAGAGTTTTGATGGGGAAGAAATTTTAAATCCTTTTTTGAAGATGTTTTTAATTCCATCTGTAACAGTTTCTAAGCCTTTCTTAACTCTGTTGCCCCATTCGGCTTTTAATCCTTCAAGGTAACCCTGAATACTGTATTTACCATAGCTTGCGAAATCTGATTTTGTGTTAAATGGTCCCGCTATTTTATGTGCCACCTGTTGCGCCACTTGAATACCATACTGTGTCTTAGCAGGGTCTCCTATTCCACCAATGTAATTGCTTATGGAAGTTGTTCCTATTCCTTTCCATTTACTTGGATTAAAGCCTTCTTCCATTTTGCTTGAAACTGTTTGGCTGGTGGCATCAGTATTTTTCAAAACGTCACTTACACTTGTTATATTTTCAGCTAATTCCTTATAGCGTGTCTTTGTATCGCTGGCTTTTTGCTCTTGATAAGCATATAACGATGTTTGGGTGTCTATTGCTCCACTTGCAATAGAGGTATAATAATCAAGCTGTGTCTCAAGATTTGCCAATACGTCTGCACTTTCCCTGTATTTTTCGTTAAGTGCTTCGTAGTTTGCAGTAGCGTCTCGCCACTGCTTTCCTACGTTTTTACTACTAGCAGTTATTTCTGCTATTTTCTTATCCGACTTTCTAAGTCCGTTTGGCAATGTCTCGTTGAATGCTTCATCTGCGTACTTGTCGTACATATCCCAAAACTTATTTGCTACTTCTGCCGTGTCTTGAATGACTTTTTTGCCGTCTTTACTTAATATAGGTTGAAAGTTGCCGTATCTGTAATGTTCGGCAAGGTATGTCCTCATTTGGTCTTGCCCAATCTGATATTCAGCTTGAAGGTCAACCGCTTTCTGCTGTGCTTTTTTCGTTTCACTCTTGCTTTTGTCATAAGTGCTACGCTGTTCCATAATGAGGTCTGTTGTCTCGGTTATTCCCTTTGACGCAGCTTCCTGTAAGCCTTTTGCTTTCAATGCGTCTATGACATCGTAAATTTTCTCTTTTTGGTCATCCAAACTGCTGTTTTCATCATCAAGTATTGTCTTGAATTGTTCTCCACCCTCTTCGATAAGTATTTTTTTATACTCATCAAGTTTCTTTAAGGCTTCTGTACTCTTGTCAGCACCATCCGCTAACTCAAAGTATTTGTCTGCTATTATTTTGAGTTTGTCAGCTTGCGTGGTAGTATCATTTTTTTGGAATGAATCGTAAATTCCGTCAGCAAGTTCTTTTATCTTGTCATTTGAGGTGTTAATGTCATCAACAAACTTCTGTGTTGTTTCATCGACTTCTCCTCTAGCTTTTTCATAAAGTTCAGCAAGCCTACTGTAATAATTGTTTTCCCCTATCAGAATTGTTGCTGTAATTGCTGGGATTGCCATAAGTGGAGAAGTAAGCCCACTCATAAATGCACTTCCTACCTTTGAGCCTGCGTAAGTGGCTACGCTTCCAATTCCGCTCACCAGATTACCAACCGACATTTGAGCTTTAAAACCGCTAAAGAAACTTGTTGCGGCTGTCTTTGCTAATTTACCCATTCCTACGGCAAGTCCTATTTTTGCTACAGTTCCCCAATCAATTTCTTGTAAGAGTCGCCCGATAAAACTAGCAAACTGTTTCCAATTAAGTGTCTTAAAAAAGGTTGTTACAAAATCCCATATTCCGTTCAAAATGCCGTTAATAGCACTTGCAAAACTCTTAGGCTTAATATTCTTTATTGCATTGTTAATTAAAGAAGTAAGGTCGCTTGCAAGCCGTTTCCAATTAAAGTTATTTGTAAACCCGGCAACTAAATCTAATGTGTTGGTAATGCTTTTCCCAATGAATGTTCCTGTTTTATCCCACCCAAAAGAGTGAATACCATTGCTAAGTTTTTTAGCAATCGTTTCTCCGGCTTTGTAATATTCGCCATTGGCAATTAATTTGCCTATGTTCTTAAGGAAATAAAGTTTACTTTCAAACTTATCCGCCCATTCATTGGCTTTATTATTCATATTGTCAAAGGCTTTTTGCCATACTTTTTCGTATTCGCTTGAGGCTTCAACAATTTTATCTGTTAAGTCAATATCCCCGGTTCCTGTGTTTTTACCACTACTATCGCTGTTTTCAGAAAGTTTATTTACTTCATCAAACCCCATAAGGGAAATAGCGGCTTTTTTCGCACTTTCAGCTACTCCGTCATAGCCGTCTGAAATATCTTCCAATCCGTCTGTTGTATCTTTATAGCCACTTTGTCCGAAGCTCTCAAAGTCAATCTTAACTCCTGCAAATTGAGCAATACTGACAAGAAGCCTTTTGAAAGCTATTGTTACGCCATTTACAACAGGCATTACTTTTTGCAATATCGGAACAAAGATTTGTCCCAATACCATTCCTGTTTCAGACAAGTTTGTCTTGAACTGTCTAAGCATATTGTTTGGGCTGTTGATAGTGTTCGCTAAGTCGCCCCAAGATACCTTAGATTGGTCAAGAATTGCAATAAATCTTAACTGTTGTTTTTCAGCTTGTGACATTTCACTTACACTCTTAGTTATACCTAAGTTATAAGCGTATGTCGCTAATGTAGCATTGGTAATATCAATACCATACTTATACAATGCCCTTGATTGTCCGATTAAGCCACTTTGTAAGTTTGTAGCTACTGTTGAATAGTCCACGTTAAAAAGTGAGCTTATATCGCCTGCTAACATTGTCATTGACTTTGTTATTGCTGTTGTTGCTTCGCCTGTCTGCCCTAATGAGTTAGTGACAGAAGCTAACTGTGAAGCATACTGTGTTATCTCTTGTATGTTAAGCCCAAGGTTTTTATCAGAATCAGCTTTAATTAATCCACCTTTGATGTCTACACTTAATCCGGATAATTTTCCTAAGAGTTCATCAACTCTTTTTGAAAAACTATTTGCGTAGGCTTCTGCATTGTCATATCCGTACTTCTCATATTCTTTGCCCCATTCAGAGCCTATCTTCCCGAAAGCTACGGCTTTGTAGTTAAATGCTTCTATGTAGTCTGCGGTACTCTCTATGGACTTCCAGAGGCTTTTCATTCCTCTTATAACCCAAAAGAAATTAGCATATAGTTTACCAAAAATAGAAGCAAGGCTTTTTACTCCTTTGTGGGTTCTCTTTGCAGCCTTGTTTGTGTTGTTTAGTGAACCTTGAAGGCTTGCAGAAGCCGTATTAACTCTGCTTCCTTGGGATGCAAGATTAGCAAGTGAATCCGCAAGTCTTATCACTCCATTGCTTACCGCTGGTGCTCTTGACAACTGCTGTAGCATTGTTATAAGGCTTGCTGTAAGTCTTGGAATATTAACTGTCGCATTTTGAACGCTTTTGCTTCCAAGTCTGCTTATCCCTTGTGCAAGTGTACCTATACTTGCGGCATTTTGGGGAACGTTTGCTAAATTACTAAATGCCCTTGTGATATGCGATAGTGAACTAGCCGTATTGTTTAATGAAACAGTGTTTATACTGCCTAATTTTGTGATATTCTTGGCAAGCCTTGTGAAATCTGCCGTTCCGACATTTTTCATCGTCTGCATTGCTGCCGCAAGCCTATTAACACCATTCGCAAGTCCAGATAATGATGTGCCATTAATACTACTCAATGTCCCCGACAGTTTTTCAAGCCTTATTATCATATTGTCGATAGCATTGATTACCTTAGTCGCTGGCGCTTGTATTTTTATCTCTAATAAATCTAATTCCACGTCTTGCACCTGTCTTTTTATAAAAAAATAAAGGGCAATAAAACTATTGTCTTATTACCCTTTTTTGTGAGTTAAATCCCAATTAGCCTTCATTGTTTTCATTTGCAGTGCAAATTCTTTTCTTTTTTTCTCAATCTCATCTTCTGTTGGTTCTTCGTTATTATTCAAGCTGATAGGTTCACTAGGGAAATCTACCTTATCTTTTCCCCAAGCTCCGCTTCTAACACCGAATTTGATTGCTGGGATAAGATAGGTTATAGCATACGTCCACAAATCTATGTTCTGTGCGTTTCTCCGTATTTTGTAACCTTTTAGGCAGTATTCAAATTCCGTAGGTGTCATGTGCTTGAACTCTTCTATTGTAATTCCCATAGCAAAAGCCACAGGAAAATATTTTTCCCATATTAACTTATGGATGTCTATTTTTCGGGATTTTCTTCCGCCATCTGTTTCTCTATGTTCTCCGCCATTGCGTTCAGAGACGATGTTATTCCCGACAGGTCGAAAAAACCGTCTTCTTCCATCGCTTTTATAATTTCAAGGAATAAATCCCTGTAATTTTTCTTGTTTTCACTTAAATATGCTCTTGCAATCTGCTTAGCTTCTTCTCTTGTCACAGCATTTTTTTCAAGACATCCTGCATATACTGCGTCTATACAAGTCTGTGGCATATTTCCGACTGTTATCGCTGCTCCTTCAAGGGCTCTCTGTACCGGGTTTCCGTCTATATCTTCAAACATTGAAGAGCCTGTAAGGTAATTGAACATTTTCTGAACAATAGTTCTATCCTCTGCTGCGTCAAAACTAAATCTAAGTGTATATTCTTTTCCGTTTGCTTTAATTTCCATAGTTATTTTCCTTTCCTCCTATATTTTCTATAGGAAAGGGGCAGTCCTTAGACCGCCCTTTACTGACTTGTTATTCATTCTATTGATGTGTAATCCGCTGTTTCTTCCTCGTCAGTCACAACAGCATTTGTTGTATCAAGTGACTGACTGACTATTCCCCCGGTGTAGGTTCTACCTTTGTGTCAGTACCTACCATCTCTTCGATAATAAGGTTAAGTGCCATTGTAAGAAGTCCGTTCTGTTCCTTACTTGTGATTGGTAACTTTGATGGTGGCTGTGCCACAAAGAACTCTGCGTCTGTTATGCCCGGAGTAATCTCCTGGAACCACATTCTCTTACCGCCGGTTAAACCGTTGTAAGCGGTGATAACAGCTTTCCATTCCTCAATAGTTTCATCTGTTTTATTAACTGTAACTGTAACTGTGTCAGATACAGTATCTCTTCCGGCAATGTTTCTTGTCTGCCTATCCTCAAGTGCCGAAGCGTCTATTGCTTCCGGTGTTACCGTAATTTCGCCAATAGAGTTAATTCTTGAAAGTGACTTAAAGGCTGTTGGCTTTGTTCCTGCCGTTGTTTCAACGCCGTAAGAAAAAGTAACGCCTAATGTGCTTAACCCTGCTACTGCATTTGCCATTTGTCTACCTCCTGTTGGATAAAAAAATAAGAGCATTTCTGCTCTTTGTTGCTAAATTAGTCTGTCATTCGCACCGATAACACGGCTAAAACGTGCCACGCTGTGATGTATCTTGTTGTTTATTGAAGTTTCCGGCAATGATTTGCCTTGAAATCTCATCTCTTTAAAAACATTCATAACTGTTGCCATAACCTTACGGCAGTCAGACTTGCTTGTGTTAGTTGTGACATCTACTTGAAATGTCGCTAACAATGCGTTAATTGTCTGTCCGTCAAGTGTTTGCCCTTGTTCGGTTGGGGTTAGTAAATGAATGTATACGGTAGGGAATACTGCCGAACCGCTGCTTTCTCCCTCGTCAGTAATTCTGACCTTGGGGTATTTCTTTTGTAACTGTGGTAGGCTCTTAGCCTTGACAAGTGCTACAACTGTACTTTCAAGGTCTGTCGCCCAATCATTAGCATTTGCCATTAACTAAACACTCTCCTTGCCACTTCTGTGTATTTTTGGATTATTTCCATATCAGCCTTGTAAACAGGCATTTGTGCTTCTACGCCGTGTGTAAGAATGAGTTCTCCGCTGTCGGCGTAATATCCCCATATCTTTTGAACGCCGTGCCCTTTGCCGTAGGAACCAATTACCATACCATTTACTTCGCCCTTAGGATGTGGGCTTGTGCCTGCTTCTCCGTTGTAAAAAACACCGGCTCCAAACTCAATAAACATAAGTTCTTTGCCCTCTACAATCAGTATTGCTTCATTGTAGCTACCAAAGGACCGGAGTTTGACGTATGTGTAGTGGTTTGTATTAGAACCGCTTCTGATACCTTCTGCATCGTAAGTGTAGTTTGCTTTTGCCATATTTTCATCTATGACAGGTATTCCAACTTCCGCAAGTTCTTTAACAAGTTGGTAAGTCTTTTCAGTAATCCATTCCTTGTATTGTTTTAGCTGTCTGATAGCTTCATTTATAGAGTTTTCAGACAAGGATATATTAATCGTATGCCTTGCCATATCACACCTACTTTATAACCGCTTTAAGCATATACTTAGTTGAATACAGTGCCGGCTTAATGCCTACAATCGTAAAATCTGCTGATGTTTCATCAACAAGGCTGTCAGATGTATATGTAGGCTTGCTATCAAGCCAAATAAGGTCGCCTTTTTGAATAGGCAATGTATTCCTATCCGTCAGTAAAATAGCGTCAAAATCAGCCGTATCAAAGCCGTATTCTTTACTCTGTGCTTCTCCACCGCTGAAAGCTATGTTTGCTTCAAAATCCTCAGGCTTTGAAAAACCTGTTTTTTCTTCAAGAATTTTAGGTATTTTATTTCCCTCATCATCAAGATAAGGAATAAAGTTACCCTCTGTGTCGGTATATCCCTCATATAAGATATTGCCGTCATCATCTCTTTCATAGATAGTGATAGTCTGCCCTTGAAGCGAATACTTCATAGCCTGCTTATTAATGTCAAGCATATTACTTCACATCCTTGCCAAATCGCTTCCATAATTCAGACAGTTTTTCCCAACCATACATTGCCACAAAAGCAACAACAAATCCTGCCATAATTGCCGCAAGAATCATATACCACAGTATTGTCATCTGAATATACTGCATATAGGCAACAAAAGCCGCTACAGTAATACCGATTGACAGGATAAATACTATAATATCCGTAGGCACTTTATTAAATACTCCAATGCCCTTAATTACTTGTGTAATTACAGACACCACAAAAGCTAATGCCCCGACAATCGCTAAGATAATTGTCATATTTGCGATTAATACCTGCATAATTTCCATTAGTCTTTACCTCCATTCTTTAAGTGAATTTCCTGTATTTCGTCATACATCTTAGTTATCATTCCATTGCCGCCCAAAGCGTGATATGCGTTATACATCTCAACAAAATTGTCATAGGCGTAAGATGGTATTTCGCCTATTTTCATATACTTATCGTGATATTCGATAAGCTGTACTCGCAAAAGCAACATTGTGCCTTTACTATTGGCGTCTTTGTCTTTTTTCTGTTGCTTCAGAAGCCAAACTATATAGCCAAGTAATATCGGTAATACTACGGTATAAGTTTGTAATAAAAATTCTTTCATTTTATATCTCCTGCAAAATTAATAGGCACACCACCCACCACCGCTTAATGTGTGCCGCCTGCAACCATTTTGTCGGCATCGGCAATATGGTCACGCTCAATCTTCTTTATAAAACCTTGGCAAACGGAAATACCCCAACAAACAAGCTATCTCTATCTCTCCAATTTCTGTTGACGCCATTCTCATTGTAGCTTGCCATAAATGCTTCACCTGTCTGTGAATGGTCATAGACAGTCAGATTAACGATAACACTCTCAAATTTCTTCAAGTCCTCGGTTATCATTTCGTCTGTGTAGCTGTCGGGGTAATTTCTTCTTGCCTTTACATCTTCTGTAGCCTGTTTAATAAGCTGTTCGATTATTGGATTATCTTCTTTGTTATCGAACACTACCACATCAGATGTTGTTTCATCATCATTCGTGACTGTATCAATATGAAATTGTTTAAGTCTGATTTTGACTTGCTCTAATGTGGTGTATTCCATAATTTAAGCTCCTATAATCCTAATTTCTCAATTAACAACTTCTTTAACTCTGCTCCTGTAAGTTCTTCTGCGTTGTCTATGCCCTGTTCTGTGGCAAAAGTCTGTAAATCAGATGTAGACATACGATTAATGGTTGTCTTGCTATAATCGAAAGAAGCCCCAGAATTGTTCTTTTCCGGGACTTCTTCGCCTGCGCTATACCATTTGCCATTATGAACCACTATATGTGGATATTTCATAGTTGCACCTCCTACTCTTCGCTATGAACCTCATATACGAATGTGCTATCCATATTCTCGTATGATGGAAGCACAACTTCGGAAGCGAATGTTGACATCTTCATAGGTGGTCCGTACTCTGTCTTTGTAGCGACTGTAATACCTACACCATATACTGTTACATCTACATCGGCTACCTGTCTTGCAGTTCTTTCTTCCGGTGTAGTGCCAAACCAAGTGCTGCCAAGACTGCCTTCTGGAAGAAGCGTAGCCTTGTTATCTGGGTAGAAATACTGCTCTTTGCCATCATCATCAATGTACATCTTATCGTAAAGTACAATAGTGAGCTTTGTTCTCTTCTGCACTACTAAAATAACAGTATCATCATCAACCTCAATAGTTGCTGTAAGATTCCGTGCAAGGATTGAGTTTCTTATCTGTGCATTGTCAAGCAAATACTGGAATGTATTGCTATTCATAAGCACATATTTAGCAATCTTGCCCTGTTTCTGTAACTTCTTTCTTGCATTGTTAAGGTCTGTGAGCGGTTTTGAATTAGTTGTATCGCTCCACATACTTGTGCCGGATAACTTTGCGTAATGGTCTTTTGCGTATGAACCATCCTTGTCATAATCGTAAGCATACTGAACGCCATCACTTACAATAGCAATTACCGGATGACCTGCATTTGTGGCAAGAAGTGACATTCTCATACGCTCTGGCACAACTTCTGCACCGCTTACAAGGTTGTTAGTATCGTCATATACGCTTGATAAAGCACTTGCAAGATAAGGGTCGTCTGCTGATTGAATACGCTCGATTTCAAGCATTTCCTCTTCACCGACTGTCATTCCCTCACGGAAAAATGCCATCTGTGTTTTTTCCTTGCTTAATCCCTCTCTAGCTCTAAGGGTTGGGATTGTATCAAAGTTGGATGGTGCAAGCGATACCGGAAGTCCTTTATGTGTCTTAATCCAGCTTAAATCAAGCCCCTGTTTCTTTCTTTCAGGAAACCACTGTAAACCAAGATAAGGTATCTGATTACTAGCGTTTTCTGTTGCCGATAATGCGATAGACTTACTGTCTAATACTTCATTAATTAACATCTGTTTACCTCCTGTTATTATTCAAATACAATCATTGGAAGAGCCGTCTTAACTGCTGCGTCATATGTAACGCCGGAATGTGCTTCCGCTACCTTTGTGTTAAGATATGCTTTCTTAAGCAGCACTCCCTGCGGTCTGTCCTCTGTTACATCAAATCTTAAGATTCCGATTGCTGTTGCTGTATTATCAGCCACACCTGACTTGTTTACAGGTGTACCAGCCTTTACAATCTTTTTTCCATTCGCATCCTTTTCTGTTACCGTTGAAAAATCAAGTGTTAATGGGATTGCTTCGTTAGGCTCTCTCTTTAAAATCTGAACATCTCCTGCGTATGAAGTCTTTTCATACTGCATATTCATTTCCTTTGCCATTTTTTACCTCCTGTTATTACTGAATGTAATGTGATAAAACGTCATTGTTCTTAGGTGCATTAGATATAAGGCTTTCTGCTATCTTTTCAGCATTTGTCTTATTGTCTGCACCACCTTTATTACTGCCGCCGCCCGGAATATCCTGATGTTTTGCAATTTCCTGTTCCTTAGCCTGTGCCGCAGCCGTTTCTTTTTCGGACATAATCTTGCCAAGTTCGGTGTAATCAAGGCTTCCATCGTCTTTAACAACTGTTTTTGCCTGTTCAGCAGTAATCTTAAAATTAGTCATAGCTGCTTCCCTCTGGTCTCTGATAGCGTTAGATTTCTGCAAATCGGCTATCTGCTGATTAGCTGTATCTAAGGCTTTATTTGCCTTTTCAAGCTCTGTCAGATTGCCAGCTTGCAATTCATCAAGCTGTTTCTGTAAGTTGTCTGCTGTGTCAGCTTTAGCCTTGTAGCCGTCTGCCCTGTCTTTTTCTTTCTTTGTCTCGCCATTGACCTGATTCAGATAATTGCTTATCTGTTCATCTGTTGGCTCTGCTACTCCGATTGAAATAAGATTCTGTTTTGCCTGTTCTCTTGTCATGATTACCTCCGATTCACTACGCTTTTTTACGTTGGTTGCTCAACTTGTGATTTCTCCTATTTCACGCATAGGTGCAATTTTTATAAAATAAAAACAGCTACCGATTATTCGATAACTGCCTTATTTTGCTGATTATTATTAAGTTGATTAACTATCTCTTGTGCTTTCTTTTCTTGTTCTTCTACGTCTTTAATGGTTTTGTATAGATTATTTAAATATGGTTTAGATAACACATATGTTTTTTCTGAATCGCCCCATAAACCAACTGTCTTAATTGCTATAAGTGGATGTATGCCGCTTTGAAGCAATACTGTGAGTGTCTGTGCCTTGGTGTACATATTGTCCTGTGGGCTATGATTTATCTGTACATCAAAATCTCTAACCGATAGTTTTAAATCTTTTCCTGCAAGTCTCAAAATGTTAAGAACCACTACAGCTAATCGTTTTTCACACGATTTAACAACAGGGTCTTTCAATTTTGCTCTTGTTTTAGAAAAGTCCCAACCATTTCTTAATTCAACTGCCCCTTGTGTATCTCCGCCGGTATTACCTTGTTTGTTAGGAATTGCCAATATTGATAATGTGTTATCCCACAAATCATCTTTAGCAACTTGGCATTGCGTTTGATTAAGCTCCTGTGTCATAATATCGACATCAGACTTGTTATCTTTATTCATTGACTTAACAACCAATGCGTGATTTTCTTTCATTTTCTTAAAGTTCTCTTCGTCAATTTCGCAATTAACAAACTTAACCCAATACTCGACAAACTGCTGTATGCTATCCATTCTGTTAGACTGCATGTTATTAATAGCGTCCAACATACCTATTACAAGTTCAATATCAGATATTCTTTCGTGGTTATTCGGAAATTCTACAATAGGGATTTCGCCATATGTGTGCAGTTTCGCTTCAACTACTTTACTGTCAACAATTCTAAAAGACATTGTGTCGGAAAAAGCCATTTTATACCAGTTTCCATCCTCGTCTTTAAGCTCTTGTACAACAAGCATGGATTCTTCGGTACTTTCATTGTAAACAACGTAAGTATTCATTGGCGTAGGTGCTACAATTCTAAATGGTACATCTCCTTTTTTAGGTTGGGCTGCTTTAAAAGATGTTCCTGTTGCCGACTGCCACTCTCCAGCTTTAATATCTTTTTCCTGCTTATTGGCATCCGCCATAAAATCATTAAGTACGTCAACAGCTTTATTGATAGCTTCATCATCTTTGCGGCTAATAAACTGGATTGGTTCGCCATATGTTTGTCCTACCTTAAACTGAACAATTTCGTATGCGTGGTTCTCGACAATCTTGTTTGTAATATCTTCATTGGTTAGCTTATGCCTGTACAATATTGGTTGGTCGCCCTTGTAATAATGCCACAAATACTTGATAACTGGCTTATTCCAATTAAATACACCTATAGTATTTCCAATAACCTTAACAACATTGTTAGCAGTTATTGTATCTACATTTGTATATGCAATTTTTCTACCATAACAGCCTCTAACAAGGTCTTGAAAATACATTGTGTTCATATCTTGCTCCTAATAAAACGTTTTACCGCTTGAAGTCGTCCTATTGTTTGGTACTTCCTTAATTTGGAAACTGTCTTCATCGTTTGGTACATACCATATCCATTTACCGCAATGTCCACACATTAATTTATGCGTCCTTGGGTCTTTGCTATCTGCCTTAGTTAAGAACTTGTGGCAATTAGGACATATAATTGATTTGTCTTTGTTGCTATAAAAATCCATTCTGTTACCTCTTTGCATAATAAAAAAGCACCGCCACAATTAAGTGACGATACTTTTTAAAGATTGTCTATGGAGTAATACTTTCATCGTAATAATACAATATTGTTTCCGAACAAATCGAACAACTTTTATTATTTTTGTTCAATAAACCGGTTGAAAGCCATTCTAATACTGTCTTCTGTGTTTCCGCCTATGATATGTGCTATCTGAACCCAACTTTTGTTCTCCAAAAATCTAAGGTTAATTATTCTTCTCATTCTGCTGTCATTAAGTTTGGCTATAAACTCTTCAACTTCATTGGTTTTTTCTAATAAGTCATCTTCCAATAACTGTAATGTGGCTTTTCTTGCATATAGAAGTGTTTTCTTCCTGCCATATTCTGGAAATGGTATGCCCTCAATTTTAAAATGCTGTTTACCGCCATCTCCGCCGCAAACAGAATCTACAACAGTTTCCCCGGCTTCAATTTTACTTATATCTCTTTCAAGTCGCTCTATCTTTAGCCTTACTTCTTTGATCTCTTCCTGTAAATCCGAATATTGTGATAAAACTTCCTTTGTTACCATAATATCAATACCTCCTAAATGGGTTCTCTGTCGCTTCAACTCTTGCTACATCATTTGGATTTTCTATAAACATTTCTAGCTGTGTAAGTCCATCCGCAGCATCATCATGTTCATTGCCGCCAATGCTAACAAACATTGTTAATTCATCCATAGCCGCTTGATATTCTTCATTTCTTCTATATCTAACAATTCCTAAATCTGCATCTTTTTTCATTTGTTCTTGTGTGATTTTATGGCTATCAAGAAATATAAATTTTCTTTTTATATCTCCAGAATATGCAATAATTTTTGATAACTTTTCAACTTTATTTGGCGCTTTTCTGCTTGTGCAGGAACATTTATAATCTTGCTTTTGCAATTTTTCATCAACATACTGGCAATATAAATCTCCTCCAATATTGCCCTCGAATCTTGTCTGCCTTATTTGATTACCTATAATTCTACCTACAACAAGTGGTATTGTTACTTCTTTCGGTCCTTTATTAAACACCCAGTCATAAATGTATACATCTCCATTATCGTATTCTGCACCAATAGGCATTGACAAGTTGTCTCCTCCGCCCCACGCAATATCCGTAACTCCAATTCTTCTAAAATCTCCATCCGGAAGTATTCCATTAAAATATCTTAATTCATCAGTCGGGAATAACAGCCCCTCACGGACAAAAGGTCTTTGCATAAATTTAGCTTCCCATTCAGCTTTATCAAGTTTTTCTCTCATATCTCTGTAATAAGCTGTTGAAAAGCCATTTATTTCATAATCAAAGTTACTCTCATCGTTTTCATTAAGTGCCGGTATTCTTCTGAACCTGTATCGTGGGTCATTTTCGTATTGTTTTCTCATTCGTTCCAATGGGTCAAGGACATTCCATAATGTACCAACCATAAGTTCTCTTGCTCCATCGTTTTTTCGGTCAACCATTTTGTTTAGATACTCTTGATAGGTATTTTCCATTCGCATAGGCGACAATGAATGTTCTCTATCTCTTACCAAGTCATCTACATACAAATATCCATCTTTTGATACGTCAACTGCACCGGTCCAAGTTCCATCAATACCACGGCAAGTAACTGTTGCAAATCTATCCGGATTTCCAAGAGTTATTGTAAATTCATCAGCACTTTTATCTGTCACAAGTGGCTTTTTTGCATATTCCGGATTCCAAAAGTAGAATAATTCAGAAAATGTATATTCTTCCGTAGTGAATAAGTTCATAAGCTCTTTATAAAAGCCTTTTGCCAATATTCCAGAGTGACCGCCCATAGCTGAATGGCTGTTAGGTCTGCGTAACGATACCCACGCAAGGAAAAATATACAAATTGTGGATTTTCCAACTCTTGACGGCATTGATAATCCATAAAATTTGATTATCCCGTTTTCAAGGTCCTCAAGGTCCTTGACTACAACTTTAAGTGTTTTACGGCGTGGAAAATAAAATCTTTTAGTCCAATGCCTTTTACGTTCCATATAAAACATAAAACTCTCGAAATTATAATAACTTTCCAGCTTTAATACATCATAAAACTGATTAAGCAGTGGATATTCGCTATCACTTTCCTGTACAACTTTCTCAACTTCCCATATATCTTTTCCGTTAAACTGCTTTGTACAATAGCCGTTTATGAGTTCTTTTGTCTTAGCCGTACATTTTAACATTGTGTCAATTTCGCCCTCATTCTTGGCAAGCTGGCACACGTTGTAGTAGGCTTCTATAATGTTTTCATCTATTCCTTTTTGGGATATGTATTTTTCGCAATCAGAAATTAAACTTTCCAATTCAGACATAAAGAAAAGCACCTCCACTTTTCAGCAAAGGTGCTTATAGACCTCTGCCTATAATTGTTTTAGGGTAGCGACTACAATCAATCTGTAGCCGGTAAAATTTTGTTAGAATGTCGGCACATCGCAGCGAGCCAGATGCAATTTCTGCACAAGTGCATTATAATCGTCAATTACATAGTTTGCAGGAATCATATATATTTTAATGCCATATCTTTTTGCTGTTTCAATTTCAATGTAGCATCCGTCCCAATCCCAAGCATCGTTTATTCCAATGAATACATCAGCCTGTGCCAGCTTCTTAAGGCTTTCTCCTAAATACCATACAGCTTCTTTGCTGTCTTTAGGTGGGTTATCCTCAATGTAGCTGTCGATAAGCTCTAATTCTTCGCCCTCGTATATTTCAGCAATCTTTTTCATCTTCTGAATACTTGCTTTGATTTCTTCCTCTGTTCTGCCTTTCATCGGCACGCTTACAAATAATTTTTTCATAAAAATTCCTTTCTGCTGATTATCAGCAATTATCGTTCTAATTCATCAATTCTGTTTTCAAGTGCATTTATGCACTCTCTCATTTTTTGCCCGTCTCTCTCTGAAAGATACTCAACACCAGTAGTTCCTATTTCCCACGATATGTCCTTTAAGTATTGAATTGCATTTTCAACTTCGTTACCGTCACGATTAAGTTCTTCACACAAGCACTTAGCAATATCTTTAAATGGCTGTGGATGTTCTACTCTCTCTAATGCCTTTTCAAAGGTATAGTCTTTCTTGTAATCCATAATAATTCCGGCAGCTTCATATTTTCCAAGATTAACTCCTAAAAATCGGTCTGTAACTGTGTCCCATATAGCATATAAGTTGTCTATATCATCTTGTAATGCGACTATTAACATTTTTCATCCTCCACAATCCCCATCATATAATTTCACTGTTCCATCTGAATTATAAATAGGTGTAATTCCAAATTGTTCCGCGGTCCATAGCATAAAATACATAACTTTAGTATTCTTATCATAGAGAACTTTAGTACCTTGTTTGCCTTTATAGATTGTTACTAAGTCTATATATTTATTCCCAAGTCTCCAATTTTCAGGTTCAATATCGCCTTTTGTGCATCCTGTCATTCCTAAACACAATATCAGTGCTAATGCAACTACTAAAATTTTCTTTTTCATATGATCTCCTTTTCTGCTTTTAATTTTCTAAATAAGGTTGGTCATCCAACATTTCAAGTTCTTCATCACATAGCGGATTATAATCGTCAAGGCTCAAATCTTTAGCTTTACATCCAGGTATATATTTTTCCTCGCGCACGCAAAATGGAACAATATCATCCTCAAGTGCTACAACAACTTCTCCTGGGTGAAAACGATTATGTGAATCTGATATAACTCTGTATCTTGCACCTTTTATAGCTCTCATACTATTTCTCCTTTACTATTTCATAAATAATATCATCATGATAGTTCCCGTCCTTGTCTTTAATCGAATCTTTCAGAATGTGTTTTGTTCCGTTGTGTCTTTTAATAAAATTATCATAGCCTCTACAAGCAGGATTACCACCAACAGCCCGCCATTCCACCCTGTGAAATGTATTAGTCAGTTCTTCTAATTTATCGAATACATCCTTGCCAACAAGGATATTTCCTCGGTCAAACGAGAATAGCCCAAAGTTACAAGCTTTAGACGCATACCAATCTATTGAATATTCTAAATACCCAATGAGTTTTTCATTCTTATCGACTATTGCATATTGGAACTGACTCTCGTCTGGGCTTTCTGCAATGTCAGGGCTCCAATTACACATACAGCCTGTTTCATATAACATATCTGTTGTATAATAATACTTTTGAAATTCCCTGATAATCTGCTCTTTATACAGAATTGCAGGAACCAGCATTTAAAACACCTGCCTCTCATTTCATGCACAATACCTTTTCAGAAACTTCAATACATTCTTTTCTCTTCTCATCATTGGTGCACTTGCCATCTGCATTATATCGGCAGGAAGCTAGGTTGCATTTTTTATTTGCATAAGCATTATTCACATTGTCAATCCATTCACGAAACGGAATATTGTTGATTGTGGCATTGTCTAATACCGTGTCAGCTATCTCCTGTACCATTTTTCTGTATTGAAATTCCATCGTTGTTGTCCTCCACAATTCCGTCAATTATCGCTCCTTCGAGCAATTCTCCAATGCTTATATCTGTCCTATCCGGCATTTGTTTGTATAATTCAATAAATTGTTGCTTTGTCAAAGGCTTCCAGTTTGGATTGTCTCTTTTGCATTTAAAATCCATAACTCCCGGACCACATACATATTGTTCATTTCCGTTTGTATCAACAAAGGGACCAGTACAAAGGTCACATTTCATTATATGCTCACAAGGTTTTGGTTCGTGGCTATGTCCACTACAAATCTTTGTATCTGTATACCTCATAAAACCACCTGCGATACTTTACCTTTTTTCATTTCTTCCTCCGCTACTTTAATCGCATTTTCTTCGCTTATAAAATATTCTTTTCCAACTAAGTTATGTTCAATGGCTTGCACAATTTCCCAATAAGATGTCCATTCTCTTTCAATTATTTGATACCCAGAAATTTTACTTTTTGCAAAAGTAATAGGTCTATTTGTAACATGGTCATACCTGTTTTCATGTTCTGTTATGCTATAATTAAATTGTATTAAATAATACTTATCGCCTTTCGTAAATGGTAAAACTATTATATTTTTCTTTACCTTTAATTTCATTTAATCACTCCTAACAATTTATTTTTATGCCCTCTGTCAATATGGCAGTTTTATTCTCATTCAAAATTGTATTTCCGTTTTCATCTGTTTTATGCCATCGCGCATCAACTTTAATCATTGGACTTTGGTTTGAATGACCGATAAAATGCAACTCCATGTCTGTACAGTTTACTTTTTTGCCGTCAATAAACACTTGTGCAGTTTTGCCATCAGATTTTATTATAATTTTTTCTTCTGCTGTCTCAAGCGGTTCGCAATTATACATAGATTTCCAAGAATCTTCATACCACTTATCTATTTCAGCAATAACGCTTTTTGCACAATATACCGGTTTACTCATTGTTTTTGTTCGGCTGCATAATACTTCTTGATAGCTTTCGATAATAACTCTACAAGCGTCACCGTTGTATTCATAATCTTTATAAAACTGATAAAAAGATTCCAGATTTTTGATAAAATCATTTAGCGTTTTCACTTCTATTCACTCCTTAAAGCAGTCTCTCAATGTTTGCCTGTCTGCTTCATTATCTGCCACAATAACAGGTTCATCTTCTAAAGTGGAACAATCTACAGGTTCACCGTTTCTGTCGCCTGTTTCACGAGACTGTATCTCTCTAAATGTTCCACGCTCTATTAATTTAATTACTTCTGCCATGCTCATTCCCTATAAACCTCCTTGTTTCTTCAACTATTTTAGAATCCCTAGCGAAATTCATTTCAATGTGGCTTTGTGGCAGTCTGCCAAACTTTTCCAAAGCATATTTTTCTACCGCTTCTCTTGAAATGTCTATGTCAAAATTTCTCAATGCTTCTTTAGATGGCGGTTGATACTCCGATAAAGGATTGTCAATGCTGTTCATTTCTCATAAACTCCTCAAAATCTTCCATACACTTAGGGCACAAGTCGTATGTGACATTTAAAATACCATTCCTTGTAATCGAATTTCCACACAGTATTCCTTTTTTAATTTCTGTACCACACCTGTCGCAAGTGTGCCATTCTTTTTGATGTTTCATAGTAATCCCCCTTTGCAAAATTGGCAAACTCTCCGGTTATTCTTTAAAAAGCACATCTTTCACTAAAAAAGTAAGTTGTATCTTTTTTATTCCAGACTCATCGTCTGTAATGCCATCTACACTATATATACTATCAACTGGGTTACCATCAAAGAAAACTTTGACATATCCTTTTGAAATATCCAACAATGCTTCTTTAATCATTCTTTCACCAACTTTCTAAGAGCCATAAGTAAAAAGCTGTTTGTATATTCGTTCATTTAACGCTTTTTCTAATTCGTCTTTGTACCTAAATGGACTTAAAGGACTTTTTATTTCTTCCCTCAATATAGGCGACATATTGTCTATCAAAATACCTTGTGTAGCACTTACAAGATTTTGTGGTGGCAAATCCGCTAAAGCGCATAACTCCATTCTTTTATGGTCGCATTTTTCAGATTTAGGGCAACTTTTACATTTTTCTGCTAATTTACTTAAAGGTTCTGCCATCATTCCACCAACTTTCTACCGCAGATAGGGCAATAATTGATTTTTACATATCCTCTTGCGTATTCCCAGCTCGAATTGTCAAAATACAGCCGGTTTTCTCCGTCTTCGTCAAGTACTAATATTATTCCGTTGACTTCGTTGAGTTCATAATCTCTTGAATAAGAAATGCTTTTTGTTCTTTTTGTATATTTCTTCCCTTTTTCATACCCATCTACTCTTTTAAAGTTTGTTCCTTCGCAAAATTCACACATATTACATTTCTCCCTTTATTGTTCATCCAAGTTGACGATATAATAGCTTTCACAACAAGTCTCTCTTAAGCACTTAAGTTCGCCTTTTGCGTCTTCAAATGTAGCAAAGACATATAGTGGAACATCATCTCTCCGACGAGCTACTGCGAACCTATATTCTGGATAATATAACTCTTTGCATTGCTCTAAGGTTATAGTTTCATCTTTTCTGCTATGTTTCTTGCGTTTTTGTGGTTTTGGTTTATTTTTGGCACATTTAATATGTATATCGTATGTAATAGCAAAACATAAAATATACACAAATAAGATTACAAGTATCGTTACAAATAAGTAAATAAATTCTTTCATATCACGCCACCTAATTACCCTTTCTTCGGCGTAAATAGTGTGTCCGGTAATGCTTCGCCGGTTAGAAACTTATTCACATATTTCATAAAAGTTGGAACGCTCATTCCGGCTATCTTTGCTGCCTTAACTTGGCTACATTCCCTGTTTAGGTATTTTGCTACACCCTCCGAGAACTTATCAATGTCCCGTGTTTTAACTCCTTGCGCCATAGACATATCTCCTTATTTTTGATAATCGGATAGACAGGAATTGAACCTGTGACTACTTGAATGAATCAAGCGTTACTCCCATCTGAACTACTATCCGTTGTACAGTTTTCAATAGCGGGAAGTTTTTGTGGCACAACATTACGACTACCTAGCACTTAAGCAACCGCTATTGACATTTTAATTATTCAGCAGGGATTACTGCAACGCCTGCTTATTCGGGAATGACCCGACCGCTTGATGTGGTGTGGATTTGAACCACACATAAACAAGCACTCCTGTCCTTTCAAGCCCCTAGCAATCAGGTATTCCCCTGTGGTTATGCTATGGTAGATTCGAACCACTAGCTCATTCTATCTGCTATTAGCGTTTACCCATTCCGCCACACATCAACGCCCTATTTCGGGCAAGCGCAGTGTGTAGGACTCGAACCTACAAGGCGAACAAACGCCCGGCGGCTTAGCAAGCCGTTCCAATACCATTATGGGAACACTGCAAAATTTTCTGTATCTTGTTAACGAACTCTCATCGTCCTGTTTCCACGCTTTTTAAGTCGACAACGCTTCCATCACAAGAAAAACATCATTCATTACACCAAAACTCGTCAGCCTTGTCACATAAACAATATTTTACAACGCATGGGGAAGAGAGGAATCGAACCTCCAGCGTTTACCACTTGGGAACTGATTTACAGTCAGCCGCAACACCACCAATCGTTGCCGCTTCCCCAAAATCATACCGCCTGTAACGGTCTACATCTGTAGGGCTGATTTTCACATAGAGGGGGTACTGTTATGAAAAAACTTGCCTATTTCTAGGCTAGTAGGGATAGCAGGAATCGGACCTGCATTAGAAGTTTTGCCATTTTAAACTATATCCCCAACCAGATTGATTTTAACTTATTAAGGAGAAAAATGCGTCTGTCCGTATGTCCCAATTACGGACTAAACCCATTGGAAGCCTTGAAACTTCCCGGCAACCTTTTAAATTGCATGGGTGAATAAATATTTTAAGGGGTCTTATGGATTATATTAGCTGTCAAACAGCTAAACAGCCCTAGTTGGATTCGGACCAACGAATGCAGCAGTCAAAGTGCTGTGCCTTACCACTTGGCGATAGAGCTATTTAATTATTTAATTTATAAAGGGGTAATATGTAGATTATCCTATCAGAATTGTAGATATATATATTATATATAAAAGTTATGTATATTGCAAGTATGTATATAGGCTTTTTATTTTTTGAGATATTTGGGGGACTAAGTGGCGGCATATTGGGCTATTTTATAAAACCCCCTCCCGGTCTATGCTCCAGGCGTTGCCGTTGTGGGTGTATTGCTGCACCCACAGAATAAAATATATCAATATGCTTGATTTATTTGGTTAGTACGTCGCAAAATCTTTATTTTGCGACATCAAAGCGTTACTAATGGCGGTTTTATGGGTCTTTTTGGCTTAAATTGTCAGATAATAAAGCGCTATCGGCGGAGTTTTGGAGCTGCTGGCGAATGTCTGCGGCTGTCAGGGCTTGCCGTTGGTTCGTTTCTCTGCTGACGCCCGGCAGGTTCCAATTAAAATGATGGTTCATAGCTGCCAAATGTCCGACCGGATTTTTACCGGACCAGAGCCGCGCCTCTCCGCTAGCTTCATAATCTTTAGCCAGTTTTTCCCACAAATCATAACTCGATGCACTCAATCTATCCGCTTTCGTTCGTTCATTAGCCCAATTGTATACAACTACTTCATTTATCCCCGTTAGCTTACAATATCCGCTTATAGTACAAATTTTATTATATTTATAACAGATATATATATAATAATCTGCTATATAATTCAGATATTCGTAATTGTAACTATTGCAATTACTGTTATTAATATTGCTATACTGATTATTATAATTATTATTATTATACCCCTGCAACTTACCTTTTAATTTCAGTCTATTAGTATTCTTGAAAGTATGATTATACACGTAGATCAAGGCAGCATAAAAAATAGATTGCGGAGCTTCTGTCATATTTTCAATTTTTTCTTTCTCGCAAAATTCATTAAAATATAAATCTATTTCATTTTCAAAAACTTCTTCGCTATCGTTAAAGTCTTCCACCTTTTCCAACTTGTTCTGCTCCTTTCCGCTAAAAATTAAAAAAACACGTTCAGGACTTCAAGCGATGTTTACTATTGGTCAAATGATAGTTTATTTTTTTGAAAAAATCAAGCCGGAAAAATTTTTTTGTAGGCTCTCTCTTTCTTTTTTTATTTTTTCTTTCTTTCTTTTTCTTTGCTTCTTTCTTTTTCTTTCTGTCTTTTTTCTTTTTTTCTTTCTCTAATTTTTTACCTAAAAAATATTTTGAATAATACTATTAATGAAAATTCATTTTTAAGCACAAAAAAGGCAGGTTTTAGCCTGCCTTGCGTTTATTTAAGGCTATACCCAGTTTTTAACGTCTCTTGTCGCAAGTGTTGGGACATCCTCATCATATCCGCTCTCTTTGATTTCTTCAATTATTCGCCTTGCTGCGATAACCTCGACAACTGCATATACTCCCGTGCGTTTCTTGTCACGTTCAGACATAGAGCCCCAATCTTGAGCCGCTACCCGGAGCGCCTCTTTTTCAGTATTATAAAATAACTGGAAGCCTGCGTTGTCATCATCTGTTATACTCTCGAACATATACAGAACGCCGACGCTTTCGTCCTCTTCTTCCTCGAAACTATATGGAATCTCATCCCCATTATATTCATGTTTTAGATATTCTTCAAGGTCTGCTATATCCTGAACGTTCTCCAACTCTTCCGCCAATTCTTCCGGGAAGTCTTCCTCATCACATCGGAAGTAGGCTTTGAGTCCTTCCAACGTGTAAGGCTTAAGCTCTTCTCTTGCGCTTCTTTCGTTCTTGTCGATTATGTGATATGTTTTCATAATTTCCACCCTCCAACCTGTGCGGCTGGTCCTTTCTTTTGATACCTTTATAATACTACTTTGTGCCGTATATGCCAAGCCTTTTTTGTGCCTTATTTCAAAATTTTCTCTTCTCTCTCCAGCTTTTCAACAACTGCTAATTTAATGAAATCGTTTACGCTATATTTGAGTGCTTTTATTCTCTCTTTTGTGCCTTTCGCAAATCGGCAGTTGACGCGCTCATGTGTTTCATCATAGTTGTAATTAGCACGGCGCTGTGCTGCGCTTGTCTTATATTCCATTTTTAAAGCCTCCTTTTAGTTTTATAATCTATTATAAACCTTTGTGCCGTATATGTCAAGCCTTTACCTCATTTTGTGCCATATACATTTTTACTAAAAACAAGGTTATTTTGTGCCATATATTTAGTAATTATTCCGTCTTGTTTTGTGCCATATATAGTTATATAATTAGTGTAACGAAATAAAGAAAGGAAGCCCAACAAGGGCAAAGGTAAAAAAATATGAGGAATTTTAAGATTAACGGCGTACAGTTCCGCACAATTAAAAGATTTACAGGAAGCAGCGAGGTAAACGAATATAACAAGAAATACGATTTAATGCGTTTTAGTGAGAAGCCCCGAGGCTGGATTCGTATTTGTTCTGCTAACACTTTAGCAGAAGCAAAGGAAAAGGCGGAGGAATGGATAGAAAGAAATAAATAAGTCGAAACGCTCCGGGCGGAGCGTCAACCGGGGACGGTCTCCCGGTTCTGATGATGACAGACTGCACAAAAAGAAAGGAAGCCGGTAAGTCCGGCTAAGGTGTAAAATTATGTATGATTATTTAGAAGCAGTGAAAGAAGATGTTGTTGATTTTATTAAATGCAACATTGATTTAAAAGACTTTGCAGAGCGTGAAGAGTTAGAAGAGCGCCTAAACGATGAATTGTTCAACTGCGACAGAGTAACAGGAAACGCCAGCGGCTCATATACTTTTAACAGGGCGCAGGCGCAAGAATATGTTGTTGATAATATCGAACTTTTAGAGGAAGCCTGCGACGAATTCGGAACGGATGCCGAGACGGTCGGCGAGTGGTTTTTATCTGAAGATTGGGAAAAAATGGACGTAACAATCAGATGTTATTTATTAGGTCGGGCAATCGGTGAGGCTCTGGACGATATGGCGGACGAATTAGAAGAAGCCTTTGACGAAGAATAAAAATAATCAAGCAGGCGCAGGCGGTGCGGCTCCGGGGTTCGATTCCCCGGCTTGCTTTTACCCTGAATCAGGGGGAAATTTAAAAAAGAGGTGTAAAAAATGTATGAAAAAGACTTTAAAACATTAAAAGAAGCAACAGAAGCTCAAAAAATCGTTGGCGGTAAAATATCCAGCTTTTGCAGCTGTTATTGACAGCGGAATAAAACCGCACTATTGTTTTTTTGACTATAAAAGCAAAAAGGCAACAACGCCGCCGGGGTGGCTTGTATGGTCTTTGAGTGATGGCGGTTGTGGTGTAGTTTACCGCCGCAGAGAATGCCAGCCGGACCGATACCGGCGGCGGTTTTTGCGTTCCAAACCTTGACCGGGCAGCCTTGACCGGTGTATAATAAGGATAGGATTTTGAACGCTTGCAGGCTTTAGGACACTAAAGTTTTTAGCCTGTTTTTGCGGTGAAATCGGGGCAATTTTGCCCCGAAATTTTGCCACATTTTAAAATTAACTTTACCACCTGGGGAAACCATATACCTGGGGGTATTAATTTATTTTACATTATATTTTAGGAGGGTCTAACTATGAAAGAACCAAATTACAAGAATAACATCGAAAAAATGAGCGTTGAATTGTGGGAAATTGCAATTGACGTTGAAGAAAAAGAAAAAAAGCTCCCATTCTACGACGAGCAGACCTTGAGAGCGGCACTAAATGATACGCTTTCATACATCGCAAACGAGCGATACAGCGAAAGCGAAAGCAAAGCCGATATTGAAGCGGCGGTAAAATTGACCGTTGATGACTATATTGACGAATGCAAGGCAAACGGGGATTTTTAAAAGGCGGACCATCCGCCTTTTTTGCGTGAATTTAGACCAAATTCAAGCTAAATTTTAAGAGATTTTCAAAAATACTTTTTTAACGTGCACCCCTGCACAGTGTAGGGGGTATAAAAATTTTTGCATTATATTTTATGGAGAAAAAAGATGATAAAATTCAATGACTTAGAGCAGGCAGTAATTACTGCCAAAAAAGAAGAGTTTGAGTTTGAGGCGGTCTCATGCTCAAAAAGACGTTTTTCCGGTGTAAAAGGTTACTCTATCCGGGATTTTTTGGACGAATATAACAAAATAATGGGGTTAGACGGCGAATGTGCCTATATTTGGGAAACCCTTGGCAAGTGTTACTCTCTTGCAGATTTGAGAGATGACATCCGCCGCAATGTTCCTGAATATACCGCTGCCCTATTTGATAGAGCTGTAGCAGTTATCGGCATTTATGATTTTAATATTGCGTCGGCGTATACCTTAATAGCAAATTACATCAGAAAAGGGGGTAAAATTTGTGGCATTTATGAATAAAGCCGGTATAAAAATTTCTTATGACTGTCAAAGCCTGATTGACGAGCTTAAGCAGGATATAGCGGAATTTGGGAGCCACCTCATATTAGATGTGGTGGTGCAGGATGTAGAGGGCGTAACCATCTACAAAGATTATAATTTTATTGAGAACGACCCGGCAACGGAGTTCAAGCTCGAACCCGGAGAACGTGTTGTAAAAATGACTGCTGCCACTCTGCTTATGATGTACGAAAAAGAGAATGAATTGCTTTGAAATCCGGTTCAAATTTTCGGGATTTTTTTAAAAATATTTTGTAATTTAGTTAAGGTACCCTAGGGGGGGTACAAAAAAGTTTACATTAAAATTTTGAAAGGGTGTTAGAAATGAAAAATAACTTAAATCAGAAAATTTTTGATTTATCCAACAGAAAAGGGGCGGAATTATATAAAAAGTCCACCGATATGGATAAAATTGAAATCAACATTAATAGGTATCAGCAGATAGAAACATTTATGAAAAATATTCCCGGAAAAGTACCCGCTATGCCGATTTTAAAAGAGGGTGTGTTCACTCTTAAAAATGGTACGGAATCGGGAATGGTGATATTTAATTCAGACATTGAAGATAATACCATTACTGTTAAAGCAGATACCCTTGCGGTAACAGATAATTCCGCCGTATGGCTCTGCTCTGCTAAGTACATTTTCCCTTGCGAAATGGCAATAGGTAACGCTTTAAAAATAGAGGACTACATTGACCCTAAAAGCCAGATTATAGGCAGAAAAAAGGAAGATGATGATACCAAGAAAAAATTATCATCATTGTTTATGTCCGCATTAGGCGTGACCTTGTGGCTCAACTACCTTATGCTACATCCTGAACAAAAGGAAGTGCATAGGAAGAAGAACAACCCTCACAATTCGGAACACAACTTTTATTCAAACAAGGAACATATTATCCGCTTAAATGGTGTTTCAATCAAGACAGACAGTTCAACAGTAGCTTTAAAAATCGGAAGCAGGAAAATCGTCCGTGTAGCGGAATGTTGGTCTGTAAGAGGACATTATAGGCACTATAAGTCAGGCAAAGTGGTTTATATCAAACCTTTTGAAAAAGGCACCAATAAAGGGAAAATAGCCCCTAAAAAATATGACATAGTATAGAGCCTTGACATATTGTTAATGATGTTATATAATCACATTAATTTCTGGAATATCTCCACATTGGAATGTAAAGTAATAATTAAATTATTTTTTTCTCGAATAATCCATACTGGAATGTAAACTAATTTTTAAATTTAATTTCCCTCGAATAGTCCATATTGGAATGTGAACTGATTTTTTAACTTAAATATTTATTTAGCACTTTTAGTGCGAGAAAAACGCAAAAAGGAGAAAAACTATGGTTACAGCATGGCACGGAATTTTTGACCAGATTTTAAATGCTCAAAATCGTGGAGATTGGGAAGAAGTTCTACAACTTTCAATGAAATTGTGCAGCGATTATGAACTTCCTGTCCCTCATTTTCTTTACAAGGAAGAAGAATCTAAGGACAGAAGCAAAAAATTACTTCTATGGCTAATGGAAACACACAATGAACTATTAGCAAAAATTAAAAAGTAGGCATTGAGCCTACTTTTTGCTTTCTAGTGACATAATAAGTGCAACACTAGAGTATTTGTTTTCTTTCAATTCGGTCAACATTCTCTCTTTTGTCATATCCGGATTGGTTCTTTGAATTATTTCTAACAGCTCATCTACACTCATTATCCCACTCTCCTAACTGCCCCAAGTACCATATCGACAATATCAAACACTTCATCTCCGTAAGTTGCTACAAAATCACACAATATCTCTTCCTGTTCTATTGGCAAATACACATCATAGGACATACAGATTGCGTGGCATACTTCGTGTATAAGCACCTTGCGTTGCATAAATCCACGCAAGGCATTTGATAGATAAATTGTGTGTGTATTTCTATCAGTTACACCTAGTACAGAAACATTGTCTGACCGCTTTAATTCGCCCGAATTTGAATTTTTATATTGTACTTGCCACATTGTACCATTAATTGCAAAAATCATCTGTATGTTCCTTTCTGAATGAGATAAGGCTATGAATATTGCTACCCATAGCCCTTAAATTTACAACTTGGAAACAAGTGTGCTAAGTTTTGTACGCATAAGATTGCGTTCCTCAGCGGTCATATCGCCAATAAGCTGTGTAATATCGCCGCCAAGTTCCTTAATATATCCGTCAAGAGCTTTCATCTTGTGTTCCTTATCTTCTGGCGTGTTATTCTTGTGCATTTCTTTAGTTTCTGTGTAGTTTCTCTTTGCTCTGTCATAACTACTTTCAGACATTGGCTCTGTATAATACATCTTGCCATAATCCCTATCCATATCCCTTATATGCTCTGCTTCTGGGTACATGTGCATATAAGGCGGCTCTTCATATCCTCTGTGGTATGTTCCTTTACCTTTTGGTGCGAATCTGCCATTTGCATAGCGGTAATGGTCATAATATCTTCTGTCCGGATAATCTTCGTACTGTTCAAGCATACGCATAATATCCTCATTATCTTCTGACTTTTCCATAGCTTCAACAATTCTGTAATCCTTGTCAAAACAAGCTATGTTCTTTGCTATTTCTGTAAAATCTTTTAGGTCGTCAAGGTTCTGCCCCTCAAAGCTATCTAATCCGATTGCTTCAACCTTAGCCTTGACACATTCCATAATCTGTTTAGCCCATTTATGCATAATATCAAGCCTCCCTTACTGCAATCAAATTACTGTTCTGAACCTCAATAGCCTGTGCGGACGTATTCTGCACTGCTACGGTGCTACAGCATCCACAAGGCACATCCACATATGCCTGTGCCGATACATTAAACAAATTCTCAACTGCTGCTGGTGTTACAATCATTCTTGTTGACTGTAATGGTTCTCCGTCAACCGCTATTGCAAGTGAAATCTCTTCAACTGTACCGCCTGTTGGTATCTGAATATTGCCAGAATACGATACTAAAAATCTAGCTTTGCACTGATTTGTAATACCTCTTAACTTGATAATTCCGCTTCCTTGTCTGTGGACTATACATTTAGTTCCGCATACCGGTGTTTCTGTAAATGCCACATCTTCTCCGGCAGCAACTGTTTGTAATGCAATTCCTGTTATTTCCATTGTTTCTACCTCTCTTTCATAAAATAAGGGCAAACATTATAGTCTGCCCTTTGATTATAAGTAATACTGCTTAGCAGACATAATCTCGACTAACTCTTGACTAAACTTGGACTAAGTTTAGACTAAACTTAGACTAAAAATCGGGTTTTAATCGGTTTAGATTGAGTTAAACTCAATTAAGATACTCAATTATTCAGTTGTAACCGTATGTAATTTCATACGGTTTAGCAGCCACAACCTGCGTTACAACCACAACCATAAGCATATCCGTAAAGATTGCTTGCCGGGAATGATGGGACCGGTGTAGGTCTTACTGCGTCAATAATCTGATTTGTCTGTGCGCTCATAGCGGAAGTCAGAAGTGCATTCTGTCTATCCTGTGAAGCAGCTCTTCTCAAATCGTTATTCTCTGCCTGTAATGTTGCAATCTTGTCATTCGTTAAGAAGTCAAGGATTGCTCTCGTTCCTGACTGCTGGCTGTCAATAATATCTCTTGTATTATTGTTCATTGTGTTCTGCAAAGCACAGGTGTTAGTTGCCATGTTGTAGTTTACACCCTGAATGGCTTCCCTTGTTTCGCAGCAGCAGTTAGCAAGCTGTGCCTGTAAAGCATTGGTATTCTGCATATTAGCGACTGTATCAGCATTGATAGCCTGCTGGATGCCATATCCGGTCTGCATGATATTTGTGTTAATACCATTGAAACCTGTGAGCATACTATTGTTCATAGCATAGAAGCCGTCACAAAGTCCGTTAGAAATACCATCTAACTTGCTGATAACCGCCTGATTGTCAAACCCTCTCTGAATAGCCGCGTCTGTATAACCTGTACCGTTGCCGTTTCCACCGAAACCGCCCCAGCCGTTATTTCCCCAGCCAAAGATTAAGAGAATTACAATCCACCATGCACCATCGCCCCACATACCATCGTTATTGCGATTATTGCCTGTTACTGCGGCAATATCTGCGAGACTAACTCCGTTTGAATTAAACATCTTGTTTACCTCCATTTATTTTATTAACAAATGGGATAACCGGTCATTATGTGCGCACCACCCAAAATGTCCTAATTCATCATTCCCTTAATATCATTAAGGTTTATCCCCTGCGTATTCATATAATTACTTAAAATCTGCTCTGCGCCTTGCGCGTTTCCACTGTTTATCTGATTAAGCAAGTTTTTTGCCATTGGATTTCCTTGTTTAGCCGACTGTTGCAAGCAATTCATAGCCATTTGCTGCGGATTCCTAATTGACTTAAGTTGATTTATAGCTTGAATTAACTGCTGATTCATTCTTCATCACCGCCTTTGCTTTGAGTTCGTGAAGTTTTTCTCTGTGGTCCCAAAGATTTGTCAAATCTATCTTCTAACTGTCCTATTTTCTCCGATAACTCTTCAAACTTATTTAAGAATAGCTGTGTGCTTTCGTCTGATAGGGTAAATTTAGCATTTTCTGTATTAGCTATAGAATTTACTGTCTGATTATCTTTTGGGGCTGTATAAGGCTTATACACAATCGTATTAATGGTCCCGTTAGCATTCCAACCTTTGACATAAATCTCCGACATATCCTGTTTAGGGAAAAATGCCATTGAGCCGTCCATAGGCACTTCATTAGCATTAATATTTTCAACCGCCTGTACTATTCTTCCGTTAATGCCTGCTATCTGCTGTGGCATAGGCTGTTGTTGCAAGCTCTGCTGATAATTTTGCAAAAAGTTCATTCTATCCATATACGGATTTTGAGATTGCATATAAGGATTATTCATCATAGGTGCCTGATAAGGATTGTTCATTGTCTGCCTCCTCTAAAACATCTTCGATTGCGTGGATAACGAGAGATAATGTCACTAAGTCAAGTTTCTGCAATTCTTCTTTGCTTAAGATTTTTTCTCTAGTTTCATCAGAAAACATTCTCATTACCTCTCTTTCTAACTTAATTTTGGCATAAAAAAAGACGCTTATAGCGACATATAATAGACACATATATGACACATAAGCGACATTTTTAAAATTATGCAGTTGTAAAAACGTGATAAATACGGCATTAGCACTTCCTATATGCCATAGGCACAGCGTAAGTCGAAAACTTTACGTTCAGGCTCATATCAAAATTGTCGATTGCTTTTA